ACCATCTCGCTGCCTTCCCGGCGAGCCGGGTATTCACCCTCATGGCCCAGCCGCCACCGTTACCGGTTCAAGGCGATTGGTTTTCGGGTTGAATATATACTTGCCGGGAGGCGGGGGCGCCGGGGCGCCGCCGCCTCCCGGTGAAACAGCAGCGCTCGGCGGCGGCTTCCCGATGTTCTCAACATCGATCGGCGTGACCTTTCCGCTCAACATCTGTTCGCGAGTTTCCCCAGGCGCTTGAAGGAAGCGATTGATCTCCCGTGCCATAGTCTTGACTGTCGCGTTATAAGCCGCAGGCGGCATCGCTGGATTGAGCAGTTGATGACCCTCCTCGACACCACTCACCGTTTCCTGGCCTCCGCTGCGCGCCCGCGCATACAAATGTACAAGGGCGTTGGTAGAGGTAACGTGATCTGCCCATTTCTGGTCGCCGAATTCTGTCTCCCATCTCTGTTGCAGCGCATTCCACGTCGCACTGCCGTGACGATCCGCCGCCTGCGAATTTTGAATTGCTAACGGAATAGCATCACGAGCCTCGTTACCTATGGTCAGGAGATTTGCTTCGCGATTCGAAAGTACTTTTTGCCCCGAAATCTGCCCGGCATAGAGCGCCTGACGATCATTGATCGCCTTCGGCGATAACCCCTGTTCGGCCGCTTTTCTCGCAAATGCCGTCGCAAAGTCCGATGCGGCCTGAGTCCCTGCCCGCAGCCCCTGTGTCGCCCTCGGATTGCCAGCTAACGCCATCTCAGCCCTGAAATCGATCGCTTCAGGAGGTTCGGCGCCGGTTCGCTTCGCGTCAGCCGCGGCTTTGAGCATTGCCGGATCATTCTTCAACGCCAGGAGTTGCTTTTCATATTCGAGCTTTCTGGCCGGGTCCTGCGCCTGCCTCGCAATATCGATCCGTTCCCGCCCCTGCTGCGCCATCAAATTCCTGTTTGCTTCCGCCGCCGTCTCTCTCTGTTGTTCTTGCTTCGCCTTGTCCGCCTCGATATCGAGCTTCCTTGCCGCGTCCTTGGCGCTTTCTTCCTGTTTCGTCGCCGCCGCATAAGTCTGCATGCCGGTAAGCGCCCCTTCCCCGATGGCTACACCGGGGAATGGACTGCGCGACGCCATCATTCCGAAACCGGCGGCCATGAGGCCGAGGCCGGCCGGAGATGGATTGAAATGCACATCGCCGAAGTTCGGATTGACTTTCAACCCCATCGGATTGATCAGCCGGTTGACGAACCCCGCGACCCCACCCGCTTCTGGGGCGGCCTGTGGCGCCCCGGAGGCGGCCGGTGAGGGGCCTAAGCCGGCGACCTGCCCGGAACTGCCCCTTGGGGCTCCCGAGGGCGTCAGGCCGACCGCTACGTTGTTGAGACTACCCCAATCGTTCGGGGTCGAAGCGGGAACCGGCATATCAACAGAAAACCCGGAACTCTCCCCGGCACTCGGCCCGAGGTCCTGCCATGGATTCGGCCGTGATCGAGGCTGCGGAATATCCGCCATGTCGTATGAAATCGGGCCAGCCGGCGCGAAGCCCATAACCTGACCACCTTCTCCAATGACGGGCTGCACATTGGTGTCGTCAGGATAAGCCACCAGACCGCTGTCGCGCACGGGATTGAACCCCGGCAGGGGATTCGCCGGACCGTCGTCAGTCGCCCCCCCGTCATCCCGATAAAGCACATGCCCACCCGGCGCAAATCCGGCCCGCAACCCGCCCGGCCGCATCGGCGCCATCGGCGCTCGATTCCCGCCCATCGGACCGGACATGACCCGAGGCGGGACCATGATGCGATTGTTCATCGGCAGGCGACCGACGAAGCCGCCGGGAGCGAAGCCCGCTATGGCCCCTCCATTCGCATCGCCGGCAACCGAATCGGCCCCCGTCCCGGTCCATGCGGGAAACTGTGCATATTCATTGTTCGCGGAGAGATTCGGATTCGATAGCGAACTGCCGTTGACGCCGCTTATGCCGGTTGAATTCGCATTGCCCTGATTCTTGAACATGGCGGCGAGCTGCGCCGCCTGCTGCATCATCTGCTGCGAACTGTTCGATGCCGAGGGAGGCGAGGGAGGCCCGTGGCCCGGCGTGAGATTCAATCCGGGAATATATCCGGCAACGCCGCCATAGGGGATCCCCGGCATCGCACCGCCGGGACTGCCGCCATCGGCGAAACCGGCAACGCCCCCGCCGCCCGCGGCCGCCAGAAGCGGCAGAAGATTGGAGAGTCCGGTCATGCTCTGTCCGGCGCCGATACCGGCAGTTCCCAAGCCGGCCAATTGGGAGATCAAGCTCGGCGGCGGCCCCGTCGTGGACGAGGTCCCGCCCATCTGCGACCCGACGCCGGTATCAACCCCGGCCAGCCATTGCGTTTCCTGGAACGGAAACGCCTGCTGCTGTTCGAACTGGTTATAGAGCGCCGAGAGATTCGCCTGTTGCGTCTGTTGCTCCAGACTGCCGGCGCCGACCTGCGCGTTGGCTCCCGTCAACGCCGCATTCTCGCCGGCAACGCCGAGATTGCCGAGCGAATAGGCCGCCTGGCCGAGGTTTGCCTGTTCGGCAAGCTGCGTCTGCAACCCCATCTGCTGTTGCTGTTGGGCAGTCTGCAATCCGGTCTGATAGCCGGTGTTTTCAAGGCCGGCAATCACCGGCGCTTCGGCAAGCTGCTGCTGCCCCGCAAGATTTGCCGCCGCGATGCCGACGCGGTCGCCGCCGAGCGCCCCCTGGGCCGCGGCATTGCCGGTCAATTGAGCCTGCTGCTGCGCATTCTGATTGTTGAACTGCGCCTGCGTCGCCTGCACCACGTCCTGCGTGTAGGGCGACATATACTGATCGATCTGCGGTGTGGTGAGCGGCTGAAATCCGATCGGCTGCGCCGCCTCCGTCGCATAGCCGGCGGCCTCATTGATGTAGGGAGAGGCAAATCCGGCATTCTGGTTGATGTTGCTGATCCCGGCATATTGCTGGGCGTTTACCGGCGCCGTGAATTGGCCCCCGTAAGGCGTGAACGGCGTCTGGGCGACGCCTTGGGCCTGATTGAGGACGTTGGTGTAGGCCCCCATCGCCTGGGGATTGGGCGACGTCTGTGTGGTGGTCGTATTCGAGCCCTTACACATCGATTGCGCCCTCTCCCGACCTCACCTTGCCGCGATTCGCCGCCTCGCCACCCGCCGCTGCTGGTTGATGATCTTAAGCGCCACTTTGGGCGAGCGCCAGTAATCCTCGTCACATGACTGCGCGGCGTCGATCCAGGTCGCATTATGCACGAACACCGCACCAACCGGAAACCCCAACCAGCGGCGATAGAGATGCACCTTGGCCGCTGTGCGCTTGGCGCTGAATACCCCCATCAGCAGCGGAACCTTGGCGCCCATCTCGCGCGAGATGTCGTCAGAGCATTTCTTCGCATATTCGACGAGTTGCCGCGCGCAGTCGGAGCGCCGATGATCCGGGTGAACAAACAGGAACAAATCTTCGAGATGATTTTCAGACGTGTACCACATGCGGGAGATCAAGAGAAAGAGCGCTCCCTTGATCTGTCCAGGATCCCCGATCACCGCGAGAATGCCGCCCCTGCGCGTGAACGCCTTGGCGAATGTCGCCTTGACGCAATCGATATCGAGCCCGCGCATGCCGCCTTCGCGGTGCATCATCCGCAACAGCGCGATCAGTTCCGGTTCATCGGCCGGCGTGGCAAGGCGCACTGGCGAGATCGCGGCCACAGCTTCAATTCAGCGCGCCGGGCGCCGCCGCCGCATCGACGCTCTCTGTAGAGTTCTGTCCGACCGAAGGATTCGCCTGCTTGAGAAGATCGCCAAGGGCCAGATAAAGACCGGCCGCACAGCGCATATCCATCCGAAGCCGCGCCACGATGGTAAGGTCGGGATCGACCGTCCCGTCGGCACGTGGCGTGAAGAGCGCCGCAGCGAATGTGAGGTTGACGTTGCCGTTGAAGATGCCGCGGGCGACGAGGTCATTGACGAACGTCGGCGCGACGTGATGAGGGTCGGAGATCGGAAGGGCCGGTCTGGTGGATTCGGTCATTTGTTTGGTCCCGCCGTCTCGGCCAGCGCACTCAACCGGTTGAGATAGTAAGCCGCCTCATCGTAAGCGTTGAAGATCGGAAGCGCCAGCAATAGATGATTGGTGACGCCGAAGCTTCTTCCCGACCTGAAAATTTCCAGGCCCTCCAGCATCGCCTTCAGCGCGATCGCCCTCGGTTCCTGCCAGATCGACATCCACACCTTGGCAAACCAGCCATTGCTTGCCGCCACCAGCACGTCAGCCTCCGCAAGCAATCGAGTGACCGACTGGCCTGGATCGAAGGCTTTATCGTTGATCCTTCTTAGCCCGACCTCCAGCCAATTGCGCTGCTGGCAATCCACCGACGTCAACGGATCATTGATGCGGAAGCGCTGCACTTCCCAATAAGGATCGAGCACCGGGCAGATCGCATTAGCCTGCACCCCAACTTCGGCAAAATGCTTCTTGTTGTTGAGGAAATAGTTCCAACTGTAGAAATAGTCGGCAGCAATGCGCTTCTGTACGAAATTCATCCAGAATGCGACCGCCGCGTCCGTCATTTCCTGCAAGCTGCCGGTATTGATGACCAGATCGACATGCAGTCCGTTCAATGCGCCAAGTTGCTGCACCGGGACGAACACGAAATCCACATTGTCGTCGGGGATTGGCGCCCCGTACGCAACGTAGTGAAAACGCGCGGTCGGAAAATTGGCTCGCAAAAATACTTCCGCGAAATAGAGCGACTCCGGCAGATCGACCAGATAATATCTCATCTGCGGCTGGCCCATCTTGTAGATGCGGGCAAGACCGCCGTAACCGGACCCGATTTCGAGCACGCTCCTGGGATCGCGTCCGACCATTTGCGACGACCGCAAATAAAAATACAGATGCGTCAGGAAAATGCTGCTCAACTGGCAACCGCCGACGTCCACGATGGATTCGCGCAGCGAAAGCGGCGACTCCATCAGGTTTCGCGGCCAATTCAGCCCAAGAAACCGCGTTCCAAGCTCTTCAAGCTTGAAGTTCACCACCCGCCGGGCATCGCCCTTGTCGACGAGCCGATGATCGAAGCCGCTCGCAGCGCTGGTCTGAGCAAATCTGGTAGCTTCCACGGCGTTCGGAAGCTGACGGATCGCACCGCGATTTTGTTGCTGCAACCGCGACCACCAATCGCTCGCGGCACATTCGGGAGGCGCTGGAAACGACCATGCCTGTTCGGCATGTGTCCGGCATAACGCAAAATCCGCCGCTTCGCTGTTCATGATTTTGCAGGCCCCAGCAGTTTCATCGGATGGGTCGCTTGAGACCCATCCTGCAACTCATCATAAGGATCATAAACCCAACTCATGAGATATTCATTTCTTTTAAAGCAATGTTTGAAGTGTAGAAAAAACTCCATCAATCCAGGGTCGCTCGCCAATTGAAAATCGGTCAGGCCCCGATGATTGCCAAACGTTACAAACGGCACTTCCCTTGTCACAAATCGCGACGCCTTGGTGTATGTCGGCGTATCGAGGTTCATGATTTCGCAGGCCCCGGTAATTTTTTCAGCGTCTTGATGTGCTTCTGCCGCGTCGATTTCACCCATTCATCCATCATGGCGTGACCGTATTTGAGGTTCGCTGGCAGGCCGTTGCGATGGAGGAATTCCAAGAGCTTTTCCGGCGGTACGACGAACTCGCCGCCCGCCGCCATGATGGGGACCGGCGCACCCGGCGCGCCATGACTGCCACGCGCCCCGCCGGCATCCATGGCGCCCCCCGAGGCCCCCATGACGCCCTGCATCTTCGGAGGTTTCGGCGCGCCCATGCCGTGCTTGATCGAGGGCGCTGCGCCGCCATAAGGCCCCATGCGGAACATGCGGTTGACGACGTTGGCGCCCGAAAGCGAATTGCCCTGGCCGAGGTGGCTCATATGGTCCGCCGGCAACACATACGATCCGCTGGCGACGGACATCGGATGATGATCGGTTCGCCCGGCAACCGCGGAGAGAATAGGGCCGCGCATCATCCCGCGGGATTCTTGCCTGACAAACCACGGCGCGGGCGCTCCGCCGAAGGCATGTTTGGAGCGGCGCTTAAGCTCGTATGCGATAGCTAATGCTTGATCCCGTGATCCCACGTGAGGACTTTTGCCAACCTCGCTCATCAACGTCTTGACGTTGGCCCGGAAGGCACCCGGAGAAGAGGAATGCAAAAGAGGCATCATTCACCCATATTGTCGAGCCGCTGATAAGGCTGCCGTTCACGTCGGAAAATATCGGCCCACGCATCATCCCACGGGCCTCGTTTCGCACGCTTCAATGAGGCCGACATGAACGGCAGTCCTATCAGCGGTTTTCAACTCGGATTGAACAAGATATAATCGAAGGTTTCGCTGCCGCTGGCCGACCCGGATTGCGTCGCCAGCGAAAAACCGGAGCCCGCCGTCAACGCGGAAACATACAGCCCATTCGTGCGTTGCGTCAACGCCGCCGCCGCGTTGGTTGCCATCGTGAAAATGACGGAATCCCCCGTCACCCCCGGTTGAGCTACCACGGTCACGGTAGCGTTGCCGAGGGTCACGGAGCCCGCGATCAGCCTTCCGTTGAACGCCGTCACCCAATTGGCGATGTTGCGGCTGATGCCCTGCAGGGTCGAGTTGATATCGTCGGCGGAGGCCATTCAATTTTCAATCACGGCCATTGCCTCAGCAACTCGCGCACGGCGACACACAGATCAGCGGCATCCCTCACTCGATTAACCATTTCATCATCGTAATCTGCCATTTCACCGGTTACCACAAGGCCGCGAAGCACACCCTCAACATCAGATTTACTGTATTCCTTCAAGCGATCCAATAGAGGTTTTGCCGCAAGCTGTTTCAGCGGCGCCGATTGTTCCTGCATACCATGATCATTCATCACCGCCGCTCCTTCGCCAATCCAAGGCTCTCCGATGGCAGCAGTCCGCTGACGGCGTCGTAAATATCATTCCATGCCTCATGAAATTCTTCGTATTCGTGATCGCTCGTATCGTACGACTGACCACTAAATACTGTCTTACACAGCATCGCCTTCATCTGCCGAAGCTGCCCCATGATGCGATCGATTTTTTCAGCCTGATCCATCACCGCCTCCCGTCCGGGTTATACCGGTACCGCACCTTGCCCAGCCTATAGAAGCTCCCCACATCCTGGAACGTCACGGTAATGGACATTTGCCGCCCACGCAACCGCACCGATAAATATTCCGTCGATTTGGTCACCGTGTAAGGCCCGTACACAGTCGGCGTGTCGCCTGGATAGTTCGTCACATTGAAGCTCATCGACCCTTGAGCAATGTACGTCCCGGCATATGTTTCCCAAATGAAATCGGGATAAATCTGATCGACGAAGCAGAAATCCTCGCCCTCGCCGATGTAGAAATATCCCGTGGTGAATGTCGAGACCATCGCCGCCCCGGCGGCGTCGGGCGTCCTTTCGTGCTGGTAGATCACCCCGCCCGGAGTGGCGCCGATCGGCGGCCCCAGGATGGTCTGGTCGATCCAGGCCGAGCGCCCCGCGAGCGGCCACACGCCGTTATCCCAAGGCGCGCCGGATTCGGTGATGTTGAACTTGACGTACGAATCGCATTCCCCCGAGACGCTCGCCGCCGAGGGATAGAGCCACCCTACCTCGTTGAAGGGCGTATTCGGCATCGCCCGGACGTTCTGCTGATAGGCCGTATTGAGATTCTGGAACACGGCATCCCACACCGGACAAGGCAGCACCGCCACGCCGTTGCTGGTATAGGCGTAGAAATTGGAAGGCCCCATCCAGTAGACGTTCCCACGGACCGCCTGAGCCGCATGTGATGAAATCAGTCCCGCACCGGCACCGATGATGTTGAAGGAAAACACCAGAGGGGCGCCGATGTAATTCATCGCCCACAGGTCGATATCGGTCCAGATCAGGTTCTGTTGCTGGACCGCGAGCCCTCCCATGATCTTCGAGCCTGACGACAGCCGGTCGTTGCCGGCAAGGTTCGTCGTCAGGTCCACGAAGTCCGTGTAGTCCCCTTCATTCGACCATTGAATGAACAACGGGTCCTGCGTGACGCCGATATCCTCCGCAACCGTCGAGCCCCACAGCACCAGGATTTGCAGGCTGGCCGAGACGAATCCGCCGCCGTTGAAGATCGGCGCAGTCGCGACGAGCTGCGCATTGACGAAGCCCGAAGTCGGGTCGAAGGCATAGACACCGCCGCCGGCCGGCACGGCAAGAAGGATTTCGCCCCAATTGTCCGACGTCCAGTCGGTTGCCGTGATCTCCGTCCCGGTCTGAGTGTTGCCCGACGTCGTCCCGGTGCCGTAGCCGCCTGCGCCGTAACCGCCGAGCCCGTAGCCGGCCCCCAGCGCCGGCGGCCCCAGCGAGATGTAATAGACAAGCTGCGTGTTCGCCGCGTTCACGTTGAAGGAGCCGGACGCGCTCGCCTGATTGCTCGCTCCGATCTTGAAATTGTTGGCATCGATAAGCGTGACCACGGGATAGGTGCCAAGCACCGTCACCCCGTTTCCAGTCGTGCCGATCGGGAAATTGATCGTGCTGCCCGCCACAAGCCCATGGGAGGCAAGCTCGACCGCGACGAGCGCACTCCCCGACGTCGTGGTGAACGCCGGAACGGTGCCTTGCGAGGTCACGCCGCTCACGCCATTGGTCGCGGCGACGATATCGTAGGAATCCGCCCCGGTCACTTCGCTGATCGCATACAGGCCGGAGAGGATGATCCCGTCAACGCTCACCGGCGTGTTGAAATAAACCGCGTCGTAGATCGTGACGTTATTGATGTTCGTATCAGTCACGGTGACGATCGGCGAGCCGCTGGTAGTGGTGAAATTCGGCGGAAAGTTCGTCGTCAGGGTCTGCGGCGTGATGTCCTGGTAATTGTTGTTCGTGATGACGCCAAGCGCGGTCGTGGTGCCGACGCCGAGATGAGTGACCTGATCGAGGTCTTCCCAGGCGTGCAGATCGCGCGGCATGCCCGGCACGCTGAAAGGGTAATAAGACTGCCAGCCGCCGAGCTTCTGGACGAGACCGTCTTTGAAGCGGATGAGGTTGCCGGACGAGATCGAGGCTTGCAGCAATGTCGGAGTGCGCTCGACATTGACGCCGGGGACGAGCTTAATTTCTCCGAATGGCATCACGCAATCCAATCAAACAGCGGAGAGCCGCGCATCGTGCGAGGCGCGGCCGGCAAAGCGTTTGGCATGTCGCACACATGCAATCGCATCACCAGAAGGCCACCCTTGGTTTCGCCGTCCTCCACAAATCCAGCCTTGCGCCATGTCCACCCCCAAACATCGCGCGATCGCACTTTTATGGGTCTCACCTTGCGCCGATCGATGAACGTCACCATTCCCATAGCCGGCGGTTCGCCGTAATGCGCACGGGTTGCACCAACCGCCTGACGGATCAATTCAGACGCGCACCCAGCGCCTTCTGAACGAAAGGCGCTGCATATCCACGCGCCGCCCCACGCATGTTTTACCCATTCTGCAAGCGGATATGACGTAATCCAGAAAGCCCGGCCGCAATCGGTAACGAACACGCAACATGAACCTGTGGGCGCAAATTGAGGCGTCCCAATCTTCTGCCGGTTGTAGTGCCTATCAGCTAATCTAGCCGCAGCAGGATCGGCACGATGGGAAACGCACCACACCATCGCCTCTCACGTCTTGATGAAACATATCCCCGCCACCATCGAGGGCGGCATGTTCTGCCCGCCCCCCACGCCGGTCGTGGCGTTGGCGACCGCGACGCTGATGTTGGTCACAGACACGCCGGTCGTGCTGGGCGTAACCTGAAAGCCATTTTGAGCGCCGAGCACGGTGCCCGCCAGGATAGCGATATCGGTGTGCGAGTGCCCCGGATCGGTCACCGTCGCCACGGCGGCATGGGTGTGTGCCTGGAGACTCTGATCGCCCCCCGCAGCGCCAAGCGTCGTCCCGCTGATTCCGGCACCGCCCGCCGTAACGCGGTTGCTCCCCGTCAGATCGAGAGGAATGCGGAAGCGGTTCGAGAGGTCGGGCACCGCGAACGTCGTGATGCCGTTGCCGCCGAAGGTCGAACCCAGCAGGTTGCCGAGCTGCGGATAGGCGCTGGTATTATAGGTCGAGCCATTACAAGGCAGATATGGCACGAACGAAGAAGCCGTCATCCACAGCGGCGACGTCGTCACTGCGAGGTCGAGATAACTCCCGACAGGGGGCGCGTTGACGAGCCTCACATTCGTCCCGTCGTAATAGACGAAGATCGGGAAGCCGGGAGGGCACCCGACATAGGAGCCCGCGCCAAGGCCCCCGGAATTCATCAACTGGACGTAATAGGCTCCCGTGATGCAGGAATTGTCCACGAGATAGATGCCGGGAAGCGTGAAGCCTATCTGCACATTTCCGGTAAGCGTTCCCGACAGGTGAATCGCCATGTTCTGCGATTGCGTCGGGCCGGAACTCGGCGTGATGGTGGCGGACGGCGCTGTCAGATTGAAACTGGTCGCAGCGGAAAGCGAAAGATTGAGAACACCGCCGAGCATGCCGTCGATGGCGTTGAAATCGGCGTTGACGGCGGTCGTGCCCCATGCGCCGACCAGGTCGCCGGTATTAGGAACGATCAGACCCTTATTATTGGTCGTCGGTTCGGCCATATCACATCCTCGGCGGCGTCACGATCGGCGATGGCTGTTTGGTAGACCATCCGGCCGCGGTGAACTTCTTGCGGGCTTCCTCGACCTCGGCGCTCTGCTTGAGAGTCTGATAATGACTTTCCCACGTAACTGCCGCTTTCGGATCGTCAACCACGGAGCCGAAGTTTTTCAGGTACCCATTACCGAACACCATCGCCGCGGCAAGCAGCAGATCAGGCAGATTCAGACTGATGAAGGTAAACTGATTGCTCGGCGACATGGGCGCCGGCCGGTAGGTGCCGACGACTTCGACCGTATAGGCTTGATCAGGCCACGGCCCGAGCAGAATGCTGGTCTGCCCCACCATGGCATAATATTCGGGGACCGTCGCTCCGCTCGAACTGGGCCACGTCAAGTTGAGGACTTCCTTGCTGGTCGGCACCAACTGATTGCGCGAGCCCAGATTGGGATTCGTCACGGATGCGGGCGTGATGACGTTGACCTCTTCGATCACCACATAGGGAACGTTGAGCCCGTTGGAGTTGACCTGCGGCGCTGAAAATTCCCTGTTCATCGCCGTCAGGGCTGTCGTGGTCTGAGCCAAAGTGGTGAGAAAATCCAAATCGCGATAGATGCGCTGCTCGGCGTCGTCGATGATGTTCGGCAGAACCGTCTGGAAGCCTGCGTCACCCGCCGGCACCACCAGCAGGTTCGCGAGCGACGTGACGAAGGTGGCGTAACTGAGCATGCGTTACACCTGAATTTCGGTTGCGGAAACCGTCGCAGCCCCGACGTTGCTATAGGGATAACTCAAAATTCCCGTCGTGATCTTGGCGCAAGCCCCATAACTCAAGAGCGCCGTTGAGTTCGGCGCATCATAGACCTCCATCGCTATCGGCGACGCATAAGCGGTGCCGGCGGAATTCGTCTGATAGACATAACCTACCTGCGTCGTGCCGTTCTTGCCGATGATCATGTCGGTCCCGGCACCGAGCGTGCTGGCGTTCTGGAGAGAACCGAACGTGTTGACCTTGATGAGATTGGCCGCCGAGAACGGGTTGATGACCGCGATCGGTCCGACCGTGGCGAAGGTCGCCGTAAGCGCCGTCGTGGTGATGGCGCTTGAATTAGTCCACGCGATCTGCACCGTCTCGCCGGGCTTGAGCGTGCCGGGGCCGAACAGCCTTACGATATTCGGCGCAGTCGCCCAGGTCCCCGCAGTCTGCTGCTGGATTTCCAGGTAGCCGAGGATGCGGACGGCGACGTTGCTCAGCGAGCTTTGCGAGGCGTAATAGGTCTGCACACTGCTGCCGCCCGTCGTGCCACTGGCGCTCGATTGGAGAACGTCCTCGTTGATGCCCTGGATGGTCCATCCACCCACCGCAGCGCTTTGCAGCGCATTGTAGAGCGCCACGGCGACGCTCCCGGCGTTGTTCATGCCGACGATCCACAGTCGCGCCATCTGCCCGCTTATGGTGCCCAAGGTGTGGCCGGAGGCAATCGTGATCGACAGCGCCGCAGTAACCGTCTCAACGGCCGGATAGCCAAAACCAATGTTGTTCGAGCGGAACGGTATGATGACCGGATTCGCCGCGGTCGGAACCACGCCTGTCGTGCCGCTCGACGTAGCCGCCTGCACCGCGACCGTCAACGCGCTGTTGGCGACGGTTGCCTCCAATGTCAGGTTAACGGGCGCGTAGGGCAAAGCGCTGATGTTGAGAGAACCGGCATTGATGCTGCCCGATTGCAGGCTGCCGGAAAGGCCGCCTACACCCCAGGTGTTGCCATCCGGCAAAGTCTGGGTGCCGGTGAAAGTTGCGGAGGCGATGGTCGGCGTGTTAAGCGTCGTCGTACCGTTGAAAGTGGTCGGCCCCGCACTGAAAGTCGCGGTACCAAGGACCGTCAATGTCGTGAAGGTCGAAGTGGAAATCGAACTTGTCGAAGCGCTCAATTCGTTGCCGCCGAACAGCTTGAGCATGGTAGGACCGTTCGCCCAGACGCCGGCCGTTGTCTCGGCGATATCCATGTAGCCGATGATGCGAACCGCTACATTGCTCAGACCGCTTTGCGACGCATAGAAGATGCTGGTGCTGTTGCCGCCCGCCGTGCCCACGGCGCTCGTCTGCAACAGGTCCTCGTTGATGCTCGACCCCGCCCCATTGTACAGCGCCAGCGCCACGCTGCCGGCATTGTTCATGCCGACAACGTACAGCCTCGACGTCGAGCCGTTGGTCATGCCCAGCGTGTTGCCGGACGCGATCGTGATCGACAGCGCACTGGTGACGCTTTCGAACGTCGGATATCCGTAGGAGATGGTATTCGAGCGGAAACCAATGAGCACGGGATTTGCCGCGCTCGGCGTGACGCCAGTAGTGGCGCCCATTTGACTTATCGCATTGGCAGTGACCGTGAGCGCGCCAGCGGTTGCCGTTGCCGCCAAGGTCAGATTGTAGGCCGCCGCGGCAAAGGTCAGCGCTCCAAGCGCCACCGCCGCGCCGTTGGCGGCACTGATGCCGTTCACGCCCCAAAGAGTGCCATCCGGCAAAGTCTGAGTGCCGGTGAAGGTCGCGGAGGCGATGGTCGGAGAATTCAGCGTCGCGGTGCCGAGGATTGCGGTGTTGAGAACTGGATTGTTGAGAACTGCCGTGTTGAGCGTGGCATTGTTGATGATCGCAGTGTTGATCGTAGCATTGTTGAACGTCGCGGTATTCAACGCCGGATTGTTCAGGATCGCGGAATTGAGCGTCTTGTTGGTAAGCGTCGCGGTTTCGACCGCGCCAACGATATCCCCGCTCGACGGAAAACTTTGCGTCGTGCCGTTGATGATTACCGGTCCGGCGCTGAAAGTCGCGGTACCGAGTACCTGTATCGAGGCAAACGACGTCGCATTTATCAGCGACGACAGCAGCGAGTTGGCGAAATTCAGCGTCGTCATGTTGTAATTGACGCCGGACGCCGCGTTGCCAGGAGACACGATCGGAATCAATTCGCTGCCGACCAGCGCGCCTGTGAAGGTCGCCAAGCTGGTAATCCGTCCGTCAGTCGGATATCCGCTGCTTGCCATTGGCTTACTGATTGTTGCCGATCAGATAGGGCGAGTTGTTACACGCCGACGTGTTGGTGTTGCCGCCGTTCAACCGGTTGAATTCGATGACCAGATTGTTGCCGGTCGAATTGCAGAAGATCGTGGTGCCGCCGGAGTTCATCAGCGAGTTGTGCGATATGTCGAAATTGCCGGCGCCGTTGATGACGGTGACGCCGTTGTACCAGACCTGATTGGTGCTGCCGCAATTGTTTCCGGTAATCTGTGCCGAGACCAAACCGCTCCCGGAGAGCGTGATGCAGCTTCCGTTTCCGGTCGTGTAGGAGATGTTATTGGTTCCGGTAATCGTCAACTGATCGATGGTGCCGCCGTTGGTGTTGGTATCCGCGAGCAGGCCGGCCGGCGTCTGACCCGTATTGATCATGTTGAAACTGTCGCCGACGAAGGACGCATTGCAGATCAAGCCTGTATTGGCCTGCGGCTGAAGAATGACAGGTTGGAGATTGTTGTCATAATAATTGTTGCTCGATTTGATGCAGACCGCCTTGCCGGCGGCGGGGAGCGCCGCGAGCCCAGTCTGTACTTCGAGGATCGCCGAGTCCGATATTTGCAGCGGGCATGTACCGTTTGCCCCGGTCGCCAGCACGCCATAACTCGCCCATTCCGATGACGGGTCCGAGGTCGTGCCGACCGTCAGACGGGAAACCTGGACGCTGCCGCCCTGCAAGCACAGAATGGCCGACGCGCCCGCCGCAACGGTTCGCCGGGTCAGATGATTGACGACGACGTCATGAATCCGGGCGATGCCATTGTTCAACGTCAGGCAGTTATAGGCGCCGTTGCACCACACGTCGCCCACTTCCGCCCACGCGCCCGTCAGATTGACAAACGATCCGGCCGTCTGCGAGGTTCCCGGTGTCCCGGACGACAGAAATCCGCAATGCAGAATGCTCGAATATCCGACAACGTCGAATATGTCTCCCGTCGCCGATCCGGCCTCGATGGTAGTGGCCTCGATGCCGGCGCACAGCACGTTACAGCCGTTTGGAATCGTCAGGGCCGTTTCGATGAATGTGCCTGCCCCGAAATAAATCCAGCCGCCCCCGGCGGCAGTACACGCCGCGACAGCCCCGGCAGCGCCGTTGACATAATTTGCCACATCGAAGGCCGGTACGATCGAGAGCAATGCCCACCCCGCCGCAAAGGCATTGGTGGCAATCGGCACGGCGCCCGCCACTGGCGTACCGCTCACCGCGACGCCATTGAGTTTCGCCACGCTCGGATCAGGAAGCGTCCCGGAAAGATCGCCCCCGACGGTCCCGCCGAGTTGGCCGGTCGCGATCACGCCGCTCAACCCGGAGAAATTCAATTGAGCCCATGCGGCCGCCGTCGAAGATGTCGCGGCAGGCACATACCCGGCCGCCGGCGTCCCCGTTACGGCAACCCCATTGATCTTCGCCACGCCCGGATTCGGTAATGTCCCGACGAGATCACCCCCGACGGTCCCGCCGAGTTGATTGGTCGCAATAACGCCGCTCAAGCCGGAGAAGTTCAACTGAGCCCACGCGGCGGCCGTCGCGGACGAGGCAACCGGAACATAACCGGCCGCCGGCGTCCCTCCGATGGAAATCGAAAGGAGGTCCTGTTTGCGCGCAAATGCCTGATTCAACTGATCCGCGGTGAGCACCTGCCCATTGACAAACCCCGGATTCGTCTGCCCGAAGCTCGGCGCCGCGCAGCCGATCACGAAAAGCAGAACCGCGGCGAACAGCCTAGGCAATGACATTCGGCCCCCCGATTTGACTCTGTCCCACCACGAACGGCTGCGCCGTCGGCGTTGCGGGGATCGTAGACAATTCGAGCGAAACGGCAATGATCTCTTCGGGGTTGTTCAATAATGTCGAGGTTTCCAGATAAAGCGGGATGGCGCCGTGTTCGGTGCCGATTTCTGTCAATACAGGCCAGATTTCATCAAGCGGATATTGTTCGGGCCGGGCATTCGCGATCGGCACCGGGTCGGGAGGAAGGATGAGCGTGCCGAGTTGGCGTTGAGGGGTATCGTATTGATCGTCGAACACCAGCACGCGCTTGTTGATGAGCTTCGTGCCGGCCCATTCCATCTGCCAGCGCAAATTCTTATGATTGCCGATAAACCCCGAACGATCGTCCGTGCCCCAGGCTTCCGGCCTCGTCGGATCGGTTATCGTTCGTCGCGGATGCGGGCGCATGGCTCACACCCCTACAAAATGAACCAATATCAGCACCGCAGCCACGCCAAATCCGATTACAAAAATCGGTGTGACGGAGGTACTTTGTACACTCGGCGCATCAGTCGCCATGTTGGCTGCCACAGCCATGATACCAAAAATAACCGTCCCGACAGCGACCAGTAACCCCAAAATCAAAAGCATGACGTCACCTCACCCTATCGCATGCGGGCTCATCAAACGATCCTCTAATCTTTCCTAGTCAACACCCAAGCATAGACGCCGGCCTCAAACAGCGCCGGAATGACAAATCCCAGAATAGCCACCATCAATGAATGCGGCTGGCCGCAATGATGCAGAACTACAGGGAACAGCGGACTCATCAAACGATCCTCGAATCATCCCTGATGATCACCCAAGCAAGGACGCCGGCAGCGAACAGCACCGGAATGACAACTCCCAGAACAGCCACCATCAATGAGTGCGGCGGGCCGCAATACAGAAGTCCCGGAGGCATCATTCACCGCCTATAATAGGAATCCAGCGCCACCCCGAGGCTGAAATTCACGTTCTCAGTATCCTGCCCCGCCGCATACATCCACGCCTTGTCGTAATCGGCCTGCCGGTCCGCCTTGAACGCGATCGGGTCGATTCCCGATGGAGGGTAGCACCTTGCGAGCCGCAATGCGAGGCCCGCGACCAGCACCCCCAGCCAGCGATAGGGCAAATCCGGCGTTTCCCCTCCGGGCAGATTCGCATCCTGAATCTGGACCGCCGCATAATAGGCCCATGTGTACGGTCCCCCGGAGTCGGGATAGGGGTAGAAGGTCACGGTCGGCGTAATCGTGCGGTCGAACCAATAGACGATCGGCGGCCCCGGCGTCGTCTTTGCCGCATAGGTCGCATATTCGGTGCGGCTGATCGGCGTGGTGTAGATGTCGGTCTGATTCGTGGCGCCGTAATTAAGGGAGCGGTAGGCGTCGAGGACCATCACCACGTTGGAGGGGAGCGTGTAGGTGCCGATGCCTGCGGTGAGCGAGACTGTGTTGAGTTGGACTTTCCAGAGATTGACCTGGCGGTTCGATAGCTCGACGAAAAGGTCATTCAACTCGCGCCGCGCCGTCGCCATGTGCTCCTGGCGAAGTTCCGGCATGCGGATTTGCACGCGCTCGAAAGCGGCGAAGACCGCTTCGGCGTTGGATAGACCCCAATTATACGTGCCGGAACTGGTCATGTGCCAACCCCCAGCAGCGACAGAAACTGCGTTGCGGCGCCGCCGCTGGCCGGCGTCCAACTGACCGCGATCAGGCCACCAGTGCCCGCGGCACCGGTTTGCAACGATGTTTTCGAGCCGCCGCCCCCACCGGCACCATACGCGCCCCCGGCCCCGGCGGCAGCAATGCCTGTTGCGCCGCCGCCGCCCCCGCCGCCGGACCCGCGGTTTGGAGACGCAGACCACTCAGTCCCGCCCCCCCCGCTAGGGCTACACGAGCCGGCAGCCCCTCCGCTTCCCCCTACGCCGCCATCACCACTGCCGCCGTTGCCGCCATTCGTGGTGATCCCGGCGCTTCCATTATTACCGTTTCCGTTCGGGCCGGCGGCACCGCCGCCCCCTCCGCCGTCCAATCCCGAACCGCTGGCCCCGCCAGTGCCACCCGAGAACGCCCCCGTGGATGGCGTGCACGACGCAGCGGCCCCCCCCGTGCCACCGGTAGCACCGCTTCCGGCAGCACCTTGAACTGCAATGACAGCATTATTTGTCGTGTCGAAAATCGTATTGGCGCCGGCAACCTGGATGCCGACCGACGCATTGGGACCGTTCAAATTGTAGTTTGCCAAGGTCGCGAAAGCGCCGCCGCCGCCGCCACCGCCGCCGGTGGCGCCAGCGCCATTAGCACCGCCTCGGCCGGCCCCGATGCAGTAGATGTTGTTCGAGGCCGTATTGAATGTCGGATCGAGTGTGAGGGTAGAGCCGCTAGTGGCAAACGCCCATGACAATCCCAAGATTACATCGTGGCGATCAAGTAGCTGCTTCCATTGATCGGACGTGAGCTGATGATGTCCGATGAGCAAGTCCCTGCTGATTGGATTGATCCGCGGGATCACGCCCCACGACAGCAACAGGCTCAGCGCCGCGATGCTGCCGATGACGACAGTGTGATAGAGGCGCCGATTACGCGGCCTGCCAAGCACGAACTGGATTTTCACCGGCTTGAATCGCTCGCGCTCCTTGAGGGAGCGCAACGTTGGGATGATCTCGCAATCGTCAGCCATCACGGCAACTTGTTTAGCTGTTCGCCACTAGAGTCGCGATGGCTTCCTGGCAATATGCTGTCGATCCGTCACTGAAGATCAGTTGTGTCGCTGGAACGCGAATAAAATTATTAGGACCTTGATAACCAAACTCGCCGATCTGAGCGATTCTGATATCAGAGCGCGCGGTTGGAGCCTGCAACGCTCCAGTGGCGATATTGTATGGAGTAAACTGAATCATCCTCATATTAGTTCTCCTGTGTTATCATTATCGTAGATGATCTCGCCGGTATCGAGCAGCACGCCGCCGTGGGTGCGCGGCTTGCCGTCGGGACCGACCGGCGGCGGGTCGTCCGATTGAATGCGCTCGATCATGTGCACGACGATGGTGCCGTCTTCCAGCGCGGTGACGCGGTGCCTGATGTTGGGCGGTAACTCGTAGTCAGGATCGCCGGGGCGCATCTCAAGCGAAACGTCATCGCCGACATCGACCAGCGAGCGGCCGGCGCTAACGCCGGTAGAATGCGCGACCGGGTGCTGATGCCAGTCGATCCGTTCGCCGGATGCCAAATAATAGATCGAAGCCATCACGCCACCAAACCGATGACCGGTGAAGCGCATCGCTTCACGTCCCTACATAGCCCTGCGCATTGACATACACGGTCGCTGCCGCCGCAGCGCAGGTCGCCAGGACAGCGCTGCCCAGCCCGAACACCAGCGGAACAGGAAAAGTCAGGTTGCTGCCGCCGCCCCCAGGAACAATGAACTGCGATTGCGCAGGATCGTTCAAACTAACGAGGATCGTAGTGGCAGCGGTCGAACTGTTACCAAGCTGCATCGATGTCATATAGAACCGGTTGGTGGCGTTGGCAGCGGTGATGATTTGCTGCGCCACCGTCGTGTTGATAGCCGCCTTGCCGGAGGTATAATTCTCAGGATTGGCATGCGGCAGAATGATCTGCTTCCCGACCTTGTCGGCGACCAGGGGAATGAGTTTGCCGGTTGCCGAGGTCGCGATTTCCCCGGTCTGTGCCTGCGCTCCCAGCCACAGCGGATAGCCGACGGGAGCCCCGCCGGCGGCCGTCAACCCGCCGACCGCAAGCCCACCTGAGAAGCCGGAAGTCGCTATGGCGACGCCGGCCACGGTCCCGAGGTTGATCGGCAGCGTGGACTGATTCGATGCGATGGCGACCGGGATCGAGGTCGCCATGACGGCCTGGCCGAAGGCGAGCGCCACGCCGCCGATCTGATTGACGTTGCTGGCCCATTCCGCGGTACCCTGCAAGACCGTCGCCGTTCCGATGGCGTTGGTGCCGGCCGGCAGCGCCCCGGTCACGGAGACCGTGCCGATAGCGTTCGCGCCGGCCCCGATGGTGACGGGAATCGCGCTTTGATTCGACGCGATGGCGACCGGCAGCGAGGTCGCCATCACGGCCTGGCCGATACTGATCGCCGTCCCGTTAATTTGCGAGAGATTGACGACCCACGGATTGGTCCCTTGAAGCACCGTCGCCGTGCCGATAACGTTGGTGCCGGCACCGATGGTGACGGGAATCGCGCTTTGATTCGACGCTATCGCGACCGGAATGCTGGTCGCCATGACGGCCTGGCCGAAGGCCAAAGTCGAGCCGCCAACCTGATCGAGATTTACGGCCCATTGCGCAGTGCCCTGAAGCACCGTGGCAGTACCGATGGCGTTGGTGCCCGCAGGAAGCGCGCCGGTCACAGAAACCGTGCCGATGGCGTTCGTGCCGGCCGGAATTGCCGCACCGAGGACGGTCGTGAGGTTGCTCTGGTTCGACGCGATCACCACCGGCATCGACGAGGCCATCACCCCCTGACCAAGAGCGACCGTAGAGCCGCCGAACTGCGAGATGTTATCCAACCACGGTACCGTTCCTTGGGTAACGGAACCGCCGCTCCCGCCGCTGGAGAGCCCACCAACACCGGTAGGCAAGCCCTGACCGCCGGACAACACGAGTTTGGTCGTGCTGTTGGCCGTAATGCCGCCCAGCGTCGTCGCGGTACCAACCGCATAGGCGAGCCACCCACCGGCCTGAATCTGGTCATTGGTCGTGGCGGCCGAGATCGTGGTCGTCCCGAGCGCCACACTGACCGAATTGCTGCCGACGTTATAGACGATGACCGTCGTTCCCGTCGGCAACCCTATGGTGCCGGCAGCGGTACTAAAGGTTTGCGACGTGTAGCTGTTGCCAGGCTGAAAACCGGAGATCGACGCGCTGAGCGAGCCGGTAACTGGAATCGCAGATTGGTTCGATGCGATCGCAACCGGAATCGACGAGGCCATCACGGCCTGACCGAAGGCCAAGGTCGAACCGCCAACCTGTTCGAGATTGACGGCCCATTGCGCGGTGCCCTGCAAGACCGTCGCCGTGCCGATGGCGTTGGTACCCGCGGGCAGCGCGCCGGTTATGGAGACGGTTCCTAACGCATTCGTCCCAGCCGGCAACGCGCCCGTGATCGACACTGTACCAATAGCGTTCGTGCCGGCCGGCAGAGCAGCGCCGAGCACCGTCGTCAAATTGCTTTGATTGGAAGCGATCACGACGGGCACGGAAGCCGTCATCACTCCCTGGCCGATACTGATCGCCGTGCCGTTGATTTGCGAGAGATTGACGACCCAGGGATTGGTCCCTTGAAGCACCGTCGCCGTGCCGATCGGCGAAGTCCCCGAACCAATGGTAACAGGAATTGCGGATTGATTTGACGCTATGGCGACCGGCAGCGAGGTCGCCATGACGGCCTGGCCCAACCCAAAACTAACGCCACCCACCGAAGCCAGATTGACCGGCATAGCCGGCTGATCCGTCGCAAGCGTAAACGGTATCGCGTTCGCCATTACAGACGAACCGATCAGCGCCGTGCCGGATAGATTTGTCGGAATCGATTGATTGAATAATCCGGTACCGTTCTCGACGGCGCCGAAATAGGTTGTCGCTCCGGCCGAGTTGAGTACCGTAAAGAAGGTATAACTAGCCATTCATCACGCAAACCCGCCAAGAAGTATCGGAATGTATTGACTGTTCGCAACCTGAGAAAAGTCGAAGACGTAAGGCTGCACCGGCCATATCAGCGTTCCGGTAAATTTGGCCCACATATTCGGCCCATAATCCAGGTAGAAATTTCCACTTGAATCATAGGAAATCTGCCCGGCGCGCCCCGGCGAATCGTCCGCCGCGGGCGCCGGCAGCGTCCACAGGACGCCGCCCGGTGTCGATTTGCTGCCTTGCGCGTCAGCCACGCCAAATCTCCCGAGTCAAGGAAACACCAAGAGGCCAACAAACAATGCCCACATGTTCGACGCATAGCACAGATAGAAATTTCCGTTGGAATCGTAGGAAATCTGGCCGGCAATCCCTGGAGAATTATAAGCAGCCGGCGCCGGCAGCGTCCACAGGACACCGCCGAGTGTCGATTTGCTGCCTTGCGCGTCCACGCGATTACCCCGGCGCGGGGCCGATCACATCCCGCAGGACAGCTTGCAGCTTCGCGTGTTTCCCCTTCAGATCGTCCTGCAATGCCACCGCGGCGGCACTCTGCCGTTCCTGCTCGTCCCTCGCTTTCCCGGCCTCGACGGCTTTCGCTTCGGCCTCACGCAAGACATCCCGCGCATCACCCTTGAGCTTCGCTGCCGCCGCGCGGTCATCATCGGCAAGCTGTTTCTGCCGCCCCATTTCGGCTACAATGCCGGCTGTCTGACGGGCGGCTTCTGCGCGCATCTCATCAGCCGCTTTCGCGGCTTCAGTCCGAACGCTCGCCGCCTCATCGCGCGCATCGGCAAGCAGCTTTTCCGCGTCCGCTTTTGCCTTGGCGAGAACCCCGGCCGCATCATTCCTGTCCGACACCGCAAGATCATGAAGCCGGGCTGCCTCGTCATAAGCCGCTCGCGCGCTGCGCCCGAGCTTCAATTCCGCCAGCGCTTCGCTGTTTGCTTCCTTGAGCGTGCTCAATTGGGCGATCCGGGCCGCAAACGGCGGGCCGCCCTCGAAGGCGATATCCACATCGCCCGGCGCTTTCCGCGCGGAACCCCCCACACTGCCCATCGGATCGCTCATGGCCCGCTGATCCCGGCTTGCAGCGATATGAACCTGATCGTTCCCGTTCCTCCGGTTATCTGCAACCGGTTCGCGAAGATCGGCGAAGTGATCGACCCGTCAACCGTCGCCGTCGCATTGACGATGGTCGCATGATTGAACGCCTGCGGCGCCGTCACGCCGGCAGGCAGGTTGTTCGGATCGTCATCGGTATATTGCACCGACCACGTCGCCGCCCCGGTGACCAGGATCGTCGAGACCTCGATATTGACCGGCGTGTCGTGGGTATTGATGATGTTCCAAGGCGTATCGCCGACCCCGTTAGTGCCGACCGAGACCGTCGCCGCCGTGGTGGCAAGGGGCGTGATGGAAATCACGGTCTTGTAATCGAGCAGCGATTGCGCCGTCGAACTGCTCGGCCCGACGATTATTTCCGTGGTCGTGAAGCCGTTCTGATTGAGCCCGACGATGGTGAATTTATTGCTGCTTTCGTTGCCCGAGGTCGTAATCAGCAGCCGCCGCTGATTATCGAGTACGACCGGATTCGTGGTCGAATTGACCAGGGAGCCCGTCGGAGCAAGCGTCTGCGGAGAATTAAGCGGGAGAGGTCCCGGCCCCTGGATGGGCGCCGCATTGACCACACCTGTCGCGGACGCCGCAATCAAAGAGTAAGTGATAACATTCGGCAGCATGAACGCTCCGCGTCAACAGTAGACAAACGGAAAACGTCGGTGTATCAATCCTGCTTGGAGGATTAAACAGATTTCCGGGGCTATCCACGCCTCGGCCTCATTGAAGCCCGAACGTGATAACCTATTCGCTGGCGGCAGCATCAAGTTTAATCCTCCACCAATCATGTCTTGCATCTCTGGCGATCCATCCGCGCCCTGACCGCCCCGCCCTCCATCGCCATCTGGATTTGCGGAAATTTCTTGTGAACCTTGGCGCGTATTTTTGCCTTCAGATCAGCCCCCGCATGCTGTGAAGCCCTGGCAAGCGCGTTCCTGGCGTGGCTTGCATCTGGAATCGGATAGCTTCTATCGGGACCAGCGAAGGTGTTCGCCGGCAACGCATTCCGCCGCTTTGCCGTAAGCTTGCTCACGACGGCTCAGTCCGAAGGCGTCCCGCCGTAACTGTCCTTGCTCGATGGCGTCTCATGCCCGTCAGGATGCCCGTGGTGAGCCGTAGACAGCGGCGACTTGTCGGCGCCCACCCGGCCCCCCATCTTGCGTCCAGGACGGTCTAAACGCGGCCTGACGGCCCCTCCGGTCATCAGCCCGAGGACCTTGCCGCCGCCCTCACCGGCCACCCCTGCGACCTTGCCGCCATTGGCGCGATGCTTCTTCGCCCGGCCGCCGTGCTTGAATTCCGGGCCTTTGGTCTCTTTGAAAACGTCAGGATTCCCCGAAACCTTCATCTCAGTGCGGCCGCCCTCAGCCTTCTTATGCCCGTGGTGATGCGCTTTATGGCCACCCTTCATGGCGGTCCTCCTATTGCGTCATTAGCACACTTACGTTATATCACCAGTAATCAAATCACGGGAACTCGATTTCCGTGACATCTCAAGTGTCACGGCCTCATTGAAGCACGACACCGAACATCGGCACCGTGTTGATAGGTGTAATCCATCGACGTAACCGTGATTTGATTTCATTTCGTTCGCTCAACTTTCAACTCTAGTTCGTAGAATTCTGCACCCCGAACATCGGCACCGTATTGATCGGCGTCCCGAATACCTGATTCCACACACCGGCGTTCTGAATAACGCACAGCCGGGCCGTTCCGTTCGATACCTGCGCGGTCGCAACAGCGGCGGCCGAACCGCCCCCGACCGTAGAAACCTGGATCGTCCCTCGCACGTCGCCCGTCGTGTTGGTGGCCGGCGAGCCCGTGGTGCTGACCGCACCGGTAAACCCAAGCGAGGTCGGAACCTGACAGCCGTTCCAATAGATTTGCGTCTGTTCCCATTCATCGGCACGAATCGGCAAACCGAACACGTCGCCGACACCGACCGCATACGAATTGCCGGCCGGATTCGATTGAGGCGTGATCGAACTGACGAACTTGAACGCCTTCTTGCCATATGCGGTCGTGGCCGACGTGGTCGCCGGAACGGTAATCAGCTCGCTCATCGGCTGGCGCCACAGATCCCATCCGAGCGCCAGGAACCCAACCGAAGTCGCGGTGCCCCCGGTGACCAGCGTAACCGATAGATTACGCGCGATCGCTTCCCTCGGATTATGCACCTTGTAAAGGCCGGCAAGCACATTCGGATTGATCGCAGCCGGCGTGACGGCTCCCGGACCGAATTGCGTCTGAGCCGGCAACAGGCCCGACCCGTAAAGCGCAGCCTGTCCGATCGGCGCATTGGCAAGCGAACCGGTCGGAAGCGGAAACACATTGATCCCGGTGAAATTCGCGGTCGCGATCGCCGTCACCTGGGTGAACAGGCCCGCGGTGTTTCCCGAGGCACCCGCACCGCCGATGAACACCCATTGTCCCAACGTGAATTGGGTATTGTCGTAGACCACGACGGTCGAACTCGCGGCCGTGGTCGTGCCCGTAGTGAACCCGAAATCGATCGCGATCGCCGCAGTCGTTGCAACGGTCGTCCCGCTGGGGATGATCGGCACGGCGACCGTCAATTGCGGCGAGCCCGCATTGGCCCCGGCCGGCGCGGCCGTGACGAGCGCAATGGCAAGCGAGGTCGTCGCAACCTGCGACGTTGCGATCACATTCGTCGCATTGGCCTGCGGCTTGTTATCGATCGTGAACTGCGACGCAATGTCGAGAAACCCGGATGCGCGCCCCGGTGCCGTGCCCTCGGCCGGAAACGGTGCGCCGCGAATGTCGGGGTAGACGATACCCTGATAGAACCCGCTCGGCCCGTCGAACGGCTGTATCGACGCGGTCGTCCCCGCATCGACTTCGAGAGAGCCCATCGCATTGAGCGGGCCGCGCCAGTTGGTTTCACCCATCGGGGTTAGGCTCCAAAGTTCGGACTGGCCACTATCAACCAATCACGATGGGGCGAGAGGGGAACGTTCTGCGGCGCCTGACCGGCGTGAGCAAAGGCACCTTGATACTTGCGCGCGGCCGCCATGTATGTCTCATGAACCGATACAACCTTAACTGGTCGGGAACTCTCCCCACGCGGCTCGCGGGTCGTTGTACCCGAACGAGTACCGCTCGTACGCCTTTGTCAGTAAATTATCCGTAACATTATCGACCCACAAGTCGCTCTCATACGGAATCCTCAGCATGTGTATGAGCCCCTCGATATTCGTCGTGAGGAACCACGCGAAGTTGCTGGTCAGGAAGTCCAGCACGATATGCCCTTCCGGCAGCCCGCCGCTCAAGGTGAGGATCGCGTTGACGTCGTTGTCGGCCGTGCCGGGCCGCAATTCGGTCTTCATCAACCGGATCGCGATGGCCTCAAGATTGATCGGCACCACGAGCCGGCGCGCCCGCGAGAAGATGCGCAGGCCGCGCTCGTTGACGAACTGCGCACGGACATTGCTCATGTCGGCAAGCAGCGTCGATTCGTTGAGGCTCTTCGGCGTCGAAGACGTATTGGCCCAGGTGCCCCCGTCATAGGGATGTGCGGTCGAGAACAGCGCTACTTGATCGCCGATGATGGCGTTGTTGTAGGTCGTGCCGTTGTTCAGGATATTCGCGGCCTGAATTTCCTTGAACTGCGCGAATGCTTCCTGGAGCTTCAGGTTGGTCGGATTAAACTGTTGCTTGTACAAATTGTCATCTATCGCTTTACGAGTTATGGCGTAGCCTAGGGCGACCTCGATATGGGTAAACGCCCAGGTGAAACGTTCGCCGGCGTTGTTGTCGAACTGAGTGGCTGCCCCCTCGTCCTTGAGATACGGCAGCGCCACGAACGCCATCTGCGTCGAGCGTTCGACCGCCATGTTGGATTTATGAGTGCGGAAGACCTTGTCCCACTGGCGCGGGATCATGTCGTAGGAGCCGCGGACATCGAAGAGGCCGGGCAGAAGTTCTGAGCGAATATTGGCGAGAGCTACGGGCATCCGTCAATCCTCCAATCACAGCGCCGTCAGCGCTTTCCAGCGCTGATTGTTGAAGGTGACGACAACCCAATTGTAATTGGTGGTCGGGTCGGAGCCGTTGCCGATGCCGGGATAGAGGCCCTGCACCTTGAACGGCAGGGCGGCCGACGTGGCGTTGGCCGAGGTTGCGGTCGATTGATCGACCGTGGCGATGGCAAACCCGCCGCCCGTCGTGGTCGGAGCGCCGGTCGTGAAATTGATGGCCTGACCGATATTGGCGCTCGTGATCGCGGTCTGAAGCGCGGCCACCAGAAAAAGAGCGCCGGGCGAATCGATCAGATAGGCGGTACCGTTGGAATTCTGCGCGCCGGGCCAATATGGCGACCATGTGGGCGGCCCACCCCCCGAGGGCACGTAGGTGCAGCCGGCGAATATCCCTTCGAGAATGCTTGTCGTCGAGATCGTATTGCCCGCCTGCCCGATGTATGCGGACGTCGCGTTGACCTTGGCGACCGGATCACCGAGCCCGATGGCCGTCGCATAGGTCGATTGAATCGCCCGCGTGGTCATCTGGTAATCGGGGGCAAAACCCGACAGGAAGCCGATGTGCTTGAAGCCGAACTGCGCTTGGATATTGGCCACGCCGGACGCCTCCGGGCTGCGGTCCATTCCCGATGGGCGTCATCAAGGGAATACGGCGGACGCGGGGGGAGCCGCTGCGGCGCGCTGCGGCAGTAAAGCCATCGACCCGGCGAGCGTCGCCCTGACGGTGATGGCTTGATCTTCGATCCCTCGCGGCGCGCAAGGGAGAGGTTCAACGGAGAAACGTTGACGATCAGGGTAGAATCAAATCGAAGAGACTGTCAACAGGGAGTTTAGCTGAATCCACAATCCTTCATGATCGACAGTGCTTCATCGCGCACGGCCAGATCGTTCTTGATGCGCGCTTGACGCCGAGTTCGGCATAGGGATCGAGGGTCATTGAGTGTTCGACCCAGCTCTAACGCAAGTTAACGGATACCCCGCGCAATATTCCCTTACTCCCGGAGACGGAGAATAAATAAAGCTTCCTGCCGGCGCACACTCCATCTGATCGCACCACAGCATTTTGCCGTCGCGATTTTCGGTATGCATTCCACTTGGCGCAGTGTCTTTCCAATCCCGCGAGACCCCGTATTCGTTACACGGATTAGGATTGCAACTCATTGTAGCTGCAAGCAAAATATCCATGATCATCTGTTCACCACTTCATATAAACCACAGGCATCGGCGCCGAAGCTCGATAGCTGCCGTGACGCTTCTTGATCCAGACAATCAAAGAATGCTTTCTGGCCGCACAGAGAGAGGAACAGAACCGATGGGCGCTATGACGCGGAATGAACGGCCTCGTACAGCCCCAGCAGCAGCGAGGGGCGAATTTGAGGTCGCAGAGCCAGCCTAGATCGCGTCGCGCGGCGCCTCTGCTTTGGGGTAATTCGTTCCTGTGTCCGCTGCCCATTTTTCCCAATCGCCGTTCGACGGCTGATATTGAGGATTCGGCCTCGCCTCCCGGACGATTTGGTCGGCATCGCTTCCCAAATTCCTATCGGAATCCGGTGCTGTGACGACCGTGGACGCTGGTTCACATCTGCCATCGGGCATAACGTTCACTTCAGGAGGATTTGGATCGTTTAATATTTTTTCCAACTCAGCCACCGTCGTCGGTTTTACGACCTGTCCCTGACCCGCTTTCGCCGCCTCCATCGCCGCCTGGCGCTCGACGTCGTCCAGAAACCGCCCATTATAGTCGTATTGCCCGACGTGGGAAATACGATGATTGATCGCCGCCCATACGCTGCCGCCGCACTGGTTCCAGCGCATGCAGAACGACAGGTCCTCGCTGACGATGCCGCGGCCGGGAATATCGATCTTCTCGAAAGCGCGAATGAGGCGCCGGGCACCCGACCCGAACAGGATATCGCGAGCCGGGTGGAGTTCGAGGCGCACGTCAACGATCTCGGGGAATTTTTCGATGATCGCCTTGACGGCGTCGCGGCGGATCAGCGTACAGCCCATGCCGACGCCTTCGACCTTCATGAAGCCGGCACGGCGCTCCGTGGTCGGGGCGCCGTTGCCGGAGCCGGCCCACGATACGGGCTCGCGGCGCTGGCGGTAGAGCGTGCCCACGATCGGCTCGTCGAGAAGCAGCATGTCGAATACGAGATCGGGAGCGAAGCCCATGTCCGAATCGACGAACAGCAGATGCGAGAAATCCGACGTGTCGTAGAACACGGTCAAGGCCATGGCGCGGAGTTCGGCGATATCGGGGAACGACAGGGACGATATGCCGGCCTGGATGCCGCGAGCGCCCAGGCCCTGTTGAAGCGCATGGGTGGTGAGGAATGTCGTGGTCGTCACCAGATGCCCGAAGGCGGGGACGAAGATGAAAAGCTTATGAGCCAATGTTATTCTCCCCGAAAAACCGATCCGTCGCATTCTGCGAACCGGCCGCTGCCGCGAACAACAGGCCCTGATAGCCTTCCGGCATGCGGAAATCGAGCGGATTCTGATGATGTTTGACGAAGATCTGATCGCTCCACAGGTGATAAGTATTCCACCGCCGGGCAGAAGCACGCAACAGCGGTTCGAGGTCGTCGAGCCGCGAATCGTGTTCGATCATCGGGAACTTGGAGACGAAACACAATTCATCGGCACGCAAAGCCTCGCTGAGTTGACGCGACCAGATGATCCAGCGGTGATGGTGATAGCCCCGCCACGGCGGCGAGCCCCCGTCAACTCCGCGCGTCAATTCGGCGAACGGCGACGGCGTCTCGATATAGCCCGCTTTCCCGACGCGAGACATTTCGGCAATCAGATGGAATGGATCATGGAGGTCTTCGAGGACGTGGCGACAGTACACGAAATCGAAGCTCTTGTCGGAAAACGGCAGCGCCTCGACGGCAAAGTCGCATTTCGTCAGATTCTTCGCTCCCGGCGCGTCCTGGAAATCGACGGAAGCATCGGCGCGCGCAAACGGCGCATGACCCGGACCGACATCGAGCACCTTGGCGCCCGCCGGAATGATCCGGCACAGATGATCCGTTACCGCCTGGAGCGGCGCCCAATGCTTGGTATCGCGATCGGTGAGCATCGGGCGCTTTTCTTCCTCTACGTTTAGTCGACAATATCAATCAATATCAGGCGGCCGGCGGCCTCGGCGGGACGGGCGGCGGCGCCTTGTATTGCCCGGCACCCGATCCGGTACCGGTATTTGCCAAGAAGTACGGCGTTTCATCGCCGCCTTCCGCCACTCCGATGAGCAAAGTCCAGTTGGCCGCATCCACGTCCCAGACCAGGATATCGGCCGTTGCGCGGGGCGCCGGCGTCGGTGCTACCGGAACCTTGGGGCTCGTTCCGCCGGATGATGGATTTGGTAGCGCAGGTGCCGCGGGAGTGGCGGGAGCCGCAGTCCGGGCGCTCGTCGTAAACCCGACCCACCATTTCTGTCCGTCCGGCGTGTAAAGAACGCCCTGACCCAGACCGGCCGGTGGCTCCAACCGTTTCACGGGCTGCCCCGCAGGCGGATTGGTCGGCTTGGGTGTCGTCGATGTTGCCATATCTCTCTCCTTGTTTTCATTCACTCTCACGCACTGCCAGACATAGCACATAAGCCAGTACGAGCGGCCAAGCCAAAACCGATACGACGCTTCCCAGCACCGCACAGTCAAGTCGCGGCACGAGCCCCGCCCTATGCCACTCCCGATGCACCTTGACGGGATCGACCGTGCCGATAATAAGAGCCCAAAGCAGTTCGCCGACGATGACATACAGCTTGAACGTCACGTTGCAGTCTCCATGATTCGCTCTTGCTGCGCCAGCGGCGGCCACATCGCATCGAGCCGGCCGGGGATCATCTGCCCATCCTTCATATAGGACATCACCCGCGGCGAGATAACCTGATCGGGCGCCATGCTCAAGGCGACTACGCAGGGCGTGAGACGGCGCGGATTGAACAGTCCGTCGGTAAACTCATCCAGCTCATCGTCAGACTCCAAGAAATACGTCGGCAGATTGAATCTTTCGGCCACATCGATGATCATTTCCGGCGCTATGGCGCGCCCGCTGTTCGGTCCTGATATCGACTCGCGCTGAAAATGATGCTGCTGGGTGAGCCGCATGGTCGCGTAGCCGTCGTTGCAGAACACGAACACGGTGATTCGCAATCCGAGCTGGGCGATGGTGTGAAACTCCTGGATATTGACCATCAAGCCGCCGTCGCCGATCAGGCATACGACCTGACAGTCGGGCGCAGCCTTGGCGGCGCCAATGGCGGCGGCGAGCGCCCAACCCATCGGAGAAACGCCGGAGGAATGAAACAGCCGCTGTCCGGGCCTCAAACTCAATTCCTGCATGACCGGAATGAACGAAAACCCCACGTCGGTGACGACGATCGCATTATCGTCGAGAAATCGCGGCAGCATGCGCACGAACCGATAGGCATCAACGCCGGCATCGGGATCAAGAAGCGCGGGCCTGTCCTCCAATGTTCCTGATGCCCATGGCCGAACCCATGATACGGTTGACTGGAACCGCCCCCGCCATGGACCGATTCGATCAAATAAGGCACGAATGAATTCGCCGGCATCGGCCACGACAGCAAGATGCGGGTTGAGCCGCTCTGCCTCGAAGGGATCGATATCGACCACGATCTTTGCGGCGTGCGGCGCGAAAGCAGTTGTATCATGCCCGATCTGCGCAACGGAAAGCCTTGTGCCGATCGCAAGAATAACATCGGCGTCCTGCACCGCCCGATTTGCCACCCTCCCACCAAAAATGCCGCAACGGCCGATGTACCACGAATAATCGTTCGGCACGATGTCGCTCGCATTCCACGATGAGACGACTGGAATTTCGAGCAGATTGACCAGCCGGAGCAGGTCATCGCATGCACCCGAGAGCCGCACGCCGTTGCCTATGATCATCAAGGGCCGCTTGGCGGCGGCGATCATATCCATTACCTTGACGGCATTGCGAGCGAGATAGGCCTGATTTTCGATCACCGGATATTCCGCGACGTTGAAGGCCCGCAGGCTGGCCGGATCGATTTCGGCGGCCTGGATATCCAGCGGGATTTCGAGCCACACCGGCCCCTTGCGGCCCGTGTTGGCGAGATGCAAGGCACGTTCAAGATGGTAGCGGATCGAATCGGGCCTTGTCACCGATGCGCAATACTTGGTGATCGACTTGACCATCGTCAGCATGTCGAGCTCGTTCATTCCATACTGGCGATAGCGCAGTCCGGCGCGCATGGTCTCCGAGGATACCTGCCCGGCAAGGACTATCATGGGAATGGAATCGACGAATGCGCAGGCGATGCCTGTCATGGTGTTGGTGCCGCCGGGACCTGCGGTAACGTGGACGACGGACGGTTCGTTGGTGATGCGCGCTTCCGCCTCGGCGGCGAAACAGGCCGCCTGTTCATGATGTACGGCAATCACGTCGATCCAGTCATGGTGACAGATCGCATCGTTGAGGTGCATGGCGCCGGCGCCACAGACCGCATAGACGCGGGGAGAGAATGAGGCGATCCAGTCGGCGACGTATTGGGCGAGTTTCACGTCCGGCACTCCAAATCATCTGACTTGCTTGGCCCTCCCGCGAGCGAGCCAATCTCGCTTCCGTCCCGGCGAGCCGAGCCGCAATACAAATGCTCGCAATGGCCGTTCACTCCACGCAGCTCTCGATTAACTCCTTTATCAACGCGCCATCTCGCTTCCTCCCCGGCGAGCCGGGCTATGTTAGTTCACAAGAATCCCAGTTGCGGCGGCGCCGGTGTAGTCGGAAACGCTGCGTTTCCCTTCACAAAGCGATCCAGCCAGAGATTGGTATTCGTCTGAAGACAATTTTCGCCGCAATTCTGCTGCGCATCAAACGCATCGCTTGCCAGATAGCTCATCACTTCCCAATAGCGGTCACTCGCAAAGATATCCCGGAACCGGTCACGCGTGATGTTCCCGATATGAAACTTCGCATAGCGCGAATTGAACTTCTGCCCGCACGGCGCGATCAGCCCATTGCCGGACATTTGCAGAATGAACGGCGGGCCGTAGCACCTTTGATAGAGCCGTTTGCCCTCGTTCTGTATCCGCGACCATTTCACCGCCACCCGGAAGGTCGCATCGCTGTAGGTCTCCGCTTCCTCGAACAGCGGAAACAGGTCGCTATAGCGGCGGTAATCGACGTCGAGCTCGCCATCGACGCTATCCGCGCAATGCTTCATGATGGCGTAGTCGGGCCGCAGTTCCTTCGCCAGTCTGGTGAACGGTATTATCTGGTCACCGTCCTTTGGCATGACGACGAACTGCATGTTGACGTTGCACGTTAACATATCGCGCCGCTTGATCTCCATGGCGGCCTTGATGTTGGCGACGACGCGATCGAACATCGCCTGTTTCATCCCCATGATCTGCGCCCAGCGTTTTTTGTCGCCGCCGGAGAAATTGAAGCGGAGGTAAGACAGATGCGGCAGGATTTGTTCGAGCACATCCGGCGTGAGTTTGACGCCGTTCGAACTGATGCCAAGCTGCAAGCCGAGGGAGGCGCCGTATTTGATCGACTCGGCATACCAGGGCACGTTGGTGCTTTCGCCATCGGAGATCAGAGAGACGCCCTTGACGCCGATCGCAGCGGCGTCTTCCAGGAAGTCGAAAGCGTTCTGTTTTGTGATGACGGTATCTTCGCTCGCCTGCAAAGCGGCGTAGCAGAAATTGCAGGCTGCCTCGCATTTGCGCGTCCATGCGACATCCATCGTAATAGGCGCGATGCGCTCGCCCCGCTGCCATGCCAGCACGCGGTCGCGATACCAGCCGATCTTGGTACCGTCGAGCTCGAGGTCGTAGACCGGCGATCCGCCGACCACATGGCTGACGAGTTCGGGGAGGGGAGAGGTCATGTCTGATTTTTATCCTCCACAATACCGGGGCCACCGCGCCGCATCATCTCCCCAAGGGATTCTCCCGGCCTCACATCCCAATAACGCTTATTGGCACCGCTTAATTTGCAAGCAGCATTGCAATGCTGCGCGTCGTCCATGCCCTCCCAGCAATCGCCTCCTACGGCACATACACGCAACCTCATGCGGGAAGGATGGATCATAGCTTTGCCCTCTGTTGCGGCGTCATCGCGGCGCGGAGCTTGGAATCATCGCCGGCGCGATCCTGGAATACTTCGCACGGCAGATTCGCCAAGGCGCGCAGATACTTTTCGAACTGCAACAGCGCTGTTCCATAAACCTCGACCGGAATGCCGGGACCGAAACGAACATTCACGTGCAGCGGTTCTATGGGTTTCATCACGCGACCTCCTGCGCCACGATACTGTCAAGCATCGCGTGAAGGATCATCAAATGCACGACCTCGACCACGCCATAGCGGTGCGACGGAACGTAGAAGTTAAGATCGCCTTTGGCGCGGAGCGGATTGCCAGGATTGAAGCCGGAAAGCGTGATGCGGTCGAATTCATGCGGCCCCTGGTGATCGACATCGACCGCATCGATGATATTGCGCGAGGCCCCCGAGCTTGAAATCGCTATCACGACATCGCCGTTGTCCAGGTGATTGTGGAGTTGCGACACATAGGATTTTTCGTAGCCGCAGTCGTTCGACCACGCCGTCAATGCAGCGGCATCATTGAGGGCAAAGGCCGAAAAGCCACCCGCTTTCGTGAAGTCGGCCGCCATGTGGCTCGCGATCGCCGCCGAGCCGCCGTTGCCGACGAAATAGAGCTTGCTGCGCCTGTCGCGGGCCGAAGTCATGATTTTCAAGGCCGTCTCAAAGGCATCCGGCTCAGCCTCGACGTGAGTGAATGCCTGCTGGACATCCCAGCCGAAGCCTCGACCGTCGGCAAACGGACGTCCGGGCCAGATCAGTGTGGTGCTGATGGATTCATTCATTTCAGCATGTCCACAAACGTATCCCATCCTGCCTTTCCCCATGCCTGCGAATCACGTCAACTGTCCCTGCTGCGGTTTTCAATCCTGAACATGCGTACGCGCTCGTCCTCGCGACGGGCGGCCCGACTAAACAGCGCGTAGACTCCGACGAATGCAATGAACGAGATCGCCACCGCCGCGAGTGGCCAGGACTGGGCGACGATCCGGAGCATATCCATCTACGTTATCCCTAGGGAAGTCGTTCATTTCAGCATGTCCACAAACGTATCCCATCCTGCCTTTCCCCATAACACGTAGCTGGCAATACCAAGCCCAAGAAACGTCATCACAAACACTACCAAAAAGTCGTGCACAAAGCTGAATACGAAGTCGATCATTTCAGCAACGCCTTGATGGTCGCCACCAACTCACCGCGGCCGACCGGGCGCCGATGCCCGACGATCGAGGTCTTGATGGCCGCAGCGACACTGCCGGCGAAGGCGGCGGCTTCGAGGCCGCAACCCGCCGCCACCAGCGGAGCGGCCACCGCGAAGAAGGCGTCGCCGGCGCCCATGGTGTCCACGACACGGGTCGCCAAGGCCGGAAGCTCGCGGTACAGTGAGGCTTGAAACCATTGCTGCCAAGCCACCGCGCCATAGCGACCGTGTGTGACAAGGAAACGAGGACTTTCAATCTTTGCCCGCAGAGCATCAATCACCATCGCGATCGGCTCGAATTGGAGATGCACGGCAAGCCGCGCTTCCGGATCGTCGAGACACACCAGATCGGCGCGATGATAAAGCGTGATCGGATTGAAGCCGCGGTTCGCCGCGTTGGTCTGGGAGTTCACCGCGAAGAACGATGCAGCTTCCATCGCGCGCCGCATTTGCGCATCGATCAATCCGTGCCCGAAATCGAGGGCGATCACCACATCGGCCTCGCCGGCTTCCTTCGCCACGATTTCGCGGAACCGCTCGCGCTGTTCGGGCTTCCACTCCATCTGCGGGGCGGAATAGCTTTCGAACAGCTTGCGGTGAAAATCACGGTCGATGAACCGTGTCTTGCGCAACGGAATGCCAGCCGTGACGACTTTGGCGCGCTTCCATTCGCCATGCTGCGCAGCGATCGCAACGCCACCGTCGAACACTTCGGTACGGTCACCTTCGGCAACCGCGACGATGGTTTCCTTCGACGGACGCGCAAGCGCCTCGACGTAGCGGTACTCGTCGATGATGCGCTCGCCCACGAAGATGATCTTAAGCCGATCGGCTTTTGCCATGGCTTCGGCGATAGCCTCGCCGAAGCCATTGGCGCGGGCGTGGGAGAGATAATCGAAGACGTCGGGCGAATAGACCTCGCCGGCCAGAAGACGGGAGGACGACCACAGGGCGGCCTTGGTGAGAGCAAATTCGCCGCCATGGGATCGAACCGCCGAGACCTCGGCGGCCAAAATGGCATCGGACATTCCCACAACATCGTTGCCGTGCGAGACGTAATCGGCGCCCTTGACATACACCGCCGGCCGAATTCGCTGGATTGTTGCAACCGCATCCGAATCATCGTTGACGAACACTTCATCGACGCAGGCCAACGCCTTGAGCGCCTCCACGCGCTCAGCGGCGGTAAAGCGCGGGCGGCCCAAACCCTTTTCGACGTGCTGGTCGCCGGTCACGCTCACAACCAGACGATCGCCCATGGCGCGGGCTTCCTGAAGATGGCGAATGTGGCCGAGATGGAGAAGGTCGAAGCAGCCGTGGGCTAACACAATACGAGGATTTACGATATATAGATCAGGCGGAAATGGTAAATAACTGCGCGGGACGGCCATCACATGAACCCCACAGCCCGCGGCAGCGCCGGCACGATGGTGGGCGGCACCAGCAAGCCACGAAACCGCGCCGCCTCGACGGCATCCATTCCGTCGAGAATGCCATCGAGCATCCCCACCGCGGCATTGCGCACGCGCATGTAGCGCTCGTCCTTGTTCTGCTCGGCCGCCCAATTGGTCATTGCGCCCGCATTGGCGCGGACGTTGTCGTTGATCCAGCGCGAACGGAATTCGATCAGGGGATGGTGGGCAAGCAGTATCGCTTTCCGGCCCGGAGTCTCGATGAAGTCCTCGCCGGAGACGATCGCATGAGCGATCCGCCGGCGCAGCAGATAGCCCGCATCGAAGAAATTCGCCCACCAAGCAGGCTCGCGCATTTCCTGGGTCTGCCCGGCGCGGGATTGGTCGGTGCGAACATCGGCAAACGAAATGCGGTCGATCAATCGCGCGATATCGTCGATCCAGTGATCGACGAACCAGTAGGAGAACAACGGAGGAAAGATATGGCCGAGCTTTTCGACAAACTTGCGGGTTGGGGCCATGATGCCGGGAAAGGAAGCGTTGGCGAGGTGCCCATATACGACACCGATTCCGTCGTTGAAACGGCCAGCGGCTTCGAGAATGGCGCTGTCGTAACCCGGCGTGACATCGGGAGCATCATCGGCGGCCACCAGATAGACATCGGCGGGGACTTCGATTGCGCGGTTCCATTTGCCGGCGATGGTGTCTTCTCTTGGCCTGACATCAAGCACGATACCGGTCTGGGGGACCGGCAATTGCGGATGGCGGATCGCGGGATTGAGGCCGAGCACCGCGGCGATGGATGGCTGGTCGTCATCGTCGCAGGCGACCACCAGCACGGTTTCCGGGTGCGTCCAGTTCGCGCGGGACTTCAGGATGGTGTCAAGAAGCTGCGCCGGGCGGCCTCGGGTCGCTAGAGAGATGACCAGTTTCGGCAATCGATCCTCCTTGATTGGTGCGCCGGTCTGTAGCCTTGAACGGTGATCACGCTTTGTCCCATCCGAAACCCGCAGGCTACATTTCCGATACCCGAGCCCGGCGCTGCCCAAGCCGAAAGATGTCCCGGATGGGTAATCCTCATTCCCCTGGTTCCGCAAGCCGATGCTGCGGCGCCGGCACGTCCACTGCCGGATCGATCGACATGCGCAGGTCGCCGCCGGTGCCGCGATAGCGCCGATCCATCTCGAATCCAGGCGGCATGTTCTGCCGCAACGCGGCCTTGCCGCCCATGATCGAATTGTCACGATCCTGAGTCTGCCGGCGAGCTTCGGCCCGCATGTCTTCGCGGGCATCGTCGCACAGGGATTTCGGCCGCTCGTCAAGACGGCATCCGGCCATGATGATAGGCCCCTTGTAATCGATCGCCGTCCAGATGCCCGGATGGCGCTCGGCCGGAACAGGGCGCCAGCCGTTCGCGTACATCTCATTCGATTGGCGGCGGACCACGTCGGCATTGCCGTAGACATCGACGGTGTTCCACTGGTATTCCCAACCTTCGGGCACCATGGAAGGATCGACGTGCAGCGGGTCGGAGATGTTGCCGCGCCTCTTCCGGGACAGCATTTCGCCGTTGCGGCCCTGCACGACGAGACCTTCGCGCATCTCGCGCGGCAATTCGCGGGCAGACTCGGAACGCGCATCCTTGCGCGGGCGCCCGCGGCGCGGCATGGCGGCGGCATGAACGTCCTCGCCGAGGTCCATCGGCATTCCCTCAGTGTTTGACATCGTAGCGGCCCTCTTTGGTCATGATCGCCTTCCGGCGTTTATACTCGTCAATTCCGATGGGATCGCCTTTTTTATAGCTCCCAGCGATATCGTCATGGTTCCAAGGGATTGTTCCATCGGTCGCTGCTTCGATTTCTCTTGTCGTCAATACGACATCTTCGATCGAAACATGCTCTGTCGGAGATGACTTTATTGGATTTCGATCATTATATGACAACCCATAAACCCCCTTGGGGGATTCCAGCACCTTATCAATCGACGGCAGTTGCGGATACCGTTGAGCATGATAGCCCAGGATTTCCTCAAGGCCCCCGGCGCTTGTCCTGCCGGCGTTTTCTGCTTTGAGCCGGCGTTCCAGCCGTTGACCACCATAGTGAATTTCCCCGTCGCGTTCATAGCCTGGAAAATAACGCGCATGCTTGCGAAACGGGACCGGATGCCAGCCGCCATTTGCCATGAATTTTTCCAACTGCACCTGTTCCTGCCCGAGAACGGTCAGAACATTCCATTGATACTCCCATCCCTCCGGCACAATGGCGGGATCGACGTGAAACGGATCGATTGAATAAGGTTTGGTGTCGCGTCGCGGCGCGACCAAGCTTTCCACGTACGCCACCGCACGGCGCACCCATGACGAAAACGACATCAAGTCTCCTACTGATCCGTGTTATACCGCGCATAGCGCCCCTGCTTCGTCATTTCGTATTTGCGCCGCGCAAATTCCTGAGTCCCGATCGGATCGCCTTTCTTGAAGCGCTTCTGCGGCGAAGGATCGTCATAATTCCACACATGCGTTCCGTCGGTCGCGGCTTCGGCCTCCGACCGGCTCAAACGCACTTCGGTCGGACTGCTGCCGTCGCCGCCGCGGCTCGAATTGACGGGAGCAACGGGCACGGCGGGTCTCCTTATGGCGGTTTGCTGATTCTGCGCATGACCGTTGCCGGTGTCATTGCCGGCGCCATTGGCCGCGCGATCCAGACCGAGATATTTGTTGATGTGCGCGAAATATTCCGCCGTATCTTCCATCAGGCCATCCGCCTTCGCATCGAAATGAGCGGCCGTCATCCGGGCGTTTTTTTTCGGGTCCTTGACGTAATCGAGATGCGCGCGGAGCCATTGCTGGCTAGGCGCCGTGCGCGATGAGATGAATGCCTCGACCGGGTCGGCCGGCGCCGCAGCGGCGGTCTGGGCGCCCTGGCGCCGTGTATCGGCCGCAGCCCCTTCGTCAGCACTTCGCGACCGCTGCGCTTCAAGCTCGCTCTTTGCCTCGGTAAGCAGCACCATGCGCGCATTGGCTCGGGCGAGCTTGTCGTATGCGTCGGCCTGACGGTCGAAATCGCCAGCTTCGGCGGCGGCACGGATGTCCTTCTTGGCAGCATCGATCTCGGCAGTCGCCGCGGTTATGCCAGACGACACCGTATCGTAGCGGCTGTCGCTCGTTTCCCGGCGGGCTGTCGCGAGTTCCTCATGGGCGCGCCGGCTGTTTTCCCGCTCGGCCTGCGCCTGGCGCTCCGCCGCTTCGCGGCCTTGGCGTTCGCGGTCCCGTTCGGCCTGGGCTTCCTTGAATTGTGCGGCGAGGTCCTCGGCGGGATCGACAGTCTTCGTGACGACAGATTGGTTGCCGGCCGTTGTGCCGGTGACATCCGGTTCGAGGGCGATCACGATATCTTCGTCAGCCATAGATTGATCTCGGATCATTGTATCCTTGGGAAAAATGTTCCAGCGCCTTTACAAAAAGCAGATTAGGCGCATTGAATTGCTGTTCGAAGAGATTATCGACGATGGCCTTGCATGTGATGGCGTAACCCGACGCGACACACGCAGCAAGACCTTCGGTGTCTTTAACCGGATCAAATGCCTCGATCGCCTTGACCGGCATGATGCTTTGCAGACGCACGATGGCCGGCGCGGCCATCAACGAGACCAGCCCGGTAATCAGCGATCGGCGCGAGGTTATCAGTGGCATGACGCCCTCAATAAATCATTTCGGGGTCGGTGACCCGCGCCATCACATCAACGTCTTCCAATAAACGCAAAGGCAGTCCATTTACGAAAATTTCAAAGATTTTTCTAGGATGAAATATGACCCAATCACCGTTTTTTACACCAACGCCGCCAAACCGCACGCTCTCATCATCGCGAAATGCCACCGGGCCGCACTTCAACACAAATCCTGTTTTTGCCTGATATCTCGCCTGTTCGAGATGTTCGTCCGTCTTGAACAACGATCCGATTTTCTCCGATCCTATATATGGAGCAACCAACAAAAAATTCCCTTCAATTGCCATCCCGGAGATGTCGCCAAGAGCCGCCCGCCACGCATCTTGCGATTCCACCGCCGAGGCTTTGGCGACTTGCCGCAAAGTAGTCATCTGCTGCGGCCGATCATCGTCGGATCGACAACCCGCGCAAGCACTCTGGTATCATGCACCAGTCGCACCGACACCCCCTTATGAGCACCACGCCGATCCCGGATGAAATGCTCCCAGGCTTCGGACGGCTTATAAAGCACCCAATCGCCAGTTGCTATCGTAATGCCGCCAAACTTCACGGCATCGTCATCCCTGAATGCCAGCGGACCACTTTTGAGAACCAACCCGACCTCGTTATAAAATCGTCCGGCCGTCAACGTCTGATCGGGCATATACAATGATCCAACCTTTTCCGAGGCCACGTAAGTCGCGATCAGCACGAGATTATGAAACACCTCGTAGTAGGACAACTCCCCTACAGCGTCCAATAGCGCCTGTTTTGGATCGACTGTCGCCGCTTCGGCTATTTCACGTAAATTAGCGTGCATTTACGACCTCATTTCCTTGTCGATCCGATCGCAGATCCCGATGGCGGATTGCAACCCCTGGACAATTCCCATCCGCCGCACAAAATCCGGCCAATCCTTGACCACGCCGGGGGTTACGATTTCCCGCGCACAAAGGCGCATGGCCTCATCGAGGCGTTCCCTGAGATTGCGCGGGCCACCAGGATAGTCGGCGGCGAAAAACTTGATCGGAGATTCGCCGCCGGCCATCATGCCCTCGCATAATCCTTGGCCGCGCGCTTCTCCTTCGCCAGCCGCGCGCGTGCCCCGCCGGAGCCGCCCGGCAACTTCGTGGCGGGCGCGATTGCATCGGAGGATTCGCCGCGCACCGCGCCGCCCTGCCGATAGGTGATCGGCTTGCCGCGGCCTACATCGCCCATATTCAGCTTGCCGCTCTCGTTGTGTTGAACGGGCGTGGCGTTGCGAATGCCTTCCCGCCAGGCCGGGCCGTCTTTCACCCCGCCGCCTTTGGCGTAGCCGGTACGCCCTCCGGCGCGGCGCATGCCGGGGGGAATGACCGGCGCCCCAGAAGCACCGATTCCGGGCGGAACGGGGCCGACACCGGCCTGCGGCGGCATGGGAGGTCGCGGCGGGGGGGTCTGGGGAGACACGGGTGCGCCCGCCGCGACCGGTCCGCCAGGGAGGACCTGCGGACCACGCAGGCCGCCCGCAGCAGGAGGGGCGGACGGCGCTACGATCACATTGACGTTGGTTTTGCCATGATGCTTCTTGCCGGAAACCTTGCCGCCCCTCGCGCGGTGCGGACGATCGCGGCGTTGGGCGGCACCTTCGCCCTCCGCGGCCTGCGCATCGCGCTCGCGGAACATCTTCGCGAACAGCTTGCGGTCGGCGCCCTCGTCGGTGTGCTCCACCCGCACGCCGCCGCCGCTGGCATAGCCGTGCGCGATATGGCCGACGCGCCTATGCTCGACCTTGTGTTGGCGATGCTGATGATAGGGATGAGCCATCGGAGACCTCCTGGAGGAGCGGCGCATGCTCGGGCGACTTGATCGGCCGCCCCGCATAGTTGTCGAACGGCGGATCGTGGGACATTGCGAATCGTGAATAGACGAACCCGGAATCATATGCCGGACCGGTGCGCCAGTAAAGGTAGGATGGCGCGCCCATCAACCGCCAAAGCGATATTACCGCAGAAGACCATGCCGCGATGGCGTCGCGCTCAGGCAAGGGGGCGACGCGGTTTTCGGCTTCGAGCACGAGGGTGCCATTGCGAACGATCATGTAGGATTTGCCGTTGGGCGTTCGAGCCGGAAACAACTCATTCCTGCCAATCCGATGAGTTTCCGACCGGAATTCATAGACGTGGGAGAACAGTGTCTCGAACTGCCGCCGGGCGGCTTCAAGGCTCAAATCATACATCCGGGATCAATCCTTCTTCGCGGCCGGCGTTTCCGGCTTCATCGCCTGAGCGACATTCAACGCATGTTCCTGCTGCGCCATTCCGGCCTCGTGATGATCCATCGCGGCGTCGTGCGCGGTCTTGACCGCTTCAAGGCCGCGGTCTTGCTGATCGCCGCGAATCTGATGGGCTGTCTTGACGACGTCGAGAGCGTGCTGCCTTGCCTCAAGATCGTTTTGCTGGGCAAGACGATCCTGATCGGCATTGTGGATGACCATTTCCTTCGACAGATCGACGGTCGCGATATCCTTTTCGGTCGCCAACTTCGCTTGCTGTAGCTGCGCATCCTGTTGCGCCGAGGCGACCTTGGCCTGCGCTTCCATGCCGGCGACCTGAGCCTTGGTCAGCGCGGCCTGAGCGGCGATGGCCTTCGGGTCGGGCTGTTGAGCCTGGGGCGGGGGATCGACAACGAGGTTGGTCGGGTCTTCGCGGATCACCCGCAGGCAGCGCAGCAGCGCTTCCTTGGCATTGAGAAGCGGCGCGAACTGCGGCACGGCAAGCAATTGCACGAGGGCGAGCGCTTTTGCGACGCGATGGAGATGCGACGGCGTGTTGGGGTCGGCGACCGGCACCAGCTTGGTATTGTCGAGGGCGCGCAAAAGCTTCTGCTCGTCCCAATAATCCGGCTGGATTTCGCTTTCGCGCCAGAAGTCTTCGGGATGCCGGCGGAATAGGTCGAGCAGCATCTGCAACTCTTCCGCCATCGCCTTGACGAGGCCCTTGTGGGCGGCGGCCATGATCTTCGTTGCCTGCTCGATATTGGCAAGCATCGTCCCGACCGGGACATTCTGGAGGCCCTCGCCGACCGGGATATCGGCCGTTCCGCCGACTTCCTTGGCCTGCGAACTGATCTTGTCGATCAGCGTCATGAAGCCCGACGTGATGTCATGGAACGGATTGGGCATGATCATGTCTTTGAGCGGCACCCCCCCGGTGTCGATCGGAACGAACTCGCCGGGGCCGGCGCGCATGTCGCTTGAGTTCTGGCGACCGGCGATCTTGGCGATCATACCTGACGGGAAGTTCGCCAGCATGCCGCTGTCGAGAGCGAGCCGCCATGCAGCCGTCATCGCGGCCGATGAATTGCCAAGGATGTTGAGCAGGCCCGTGCCGTAGAAGCCGGGACCGGGAACATAGGGAAAGCGGACATAGAGGCGTTTTCGCGTGCAGTTCGGATCGCCCTCGCTCCAATCGCGGCGCAGGGCGAGGATTTCGCGGGAATCCTTGTCCATCGTGACGAGATAGGGCAGCGGAATGCCACGGTCCTTGAAGCGGCTGCCGCGCATCGATTTATGGTCGAAGCCTTCTTCGATATCGAGCTCGCATTGCGATTCCCAGATGTTGTGCGGCTGGTCTTCCGGTCGCGTCTGCGACGGCTGCACGCCTTGGATAGACGCGATCTTCGAATCGACCGCGTTGGTTTCGGGCGAAGGTTGCGTCAACGTCACGTCGCGATAGGCGCCGGCGAGCTTCATACGCTTCATGACGGACGAGCGCATCTCCGTCTGGAAGGTGATGCGCTCGCATGCGCGCAGGTCTTTCTTGGCGTCGGAAACGATCAAATCCTTGACGTCGATTGCTTCCGACACCGGACGCTCGCGCAACGGACAACGATAGACTTTCTTGAATCCGCTGCCGCCGAAATACGGCCCCCACAACAGCATGTGCGACGTGTCGGCGTAATAATCGGAGGCCGTGACCGTGAGGTAATGGTTCATGCCGCGCTCGAGCGCTTCGGCGTCGTCATCGTCGGCGGTTGTTTCCTCGCCGTCCTCCTTGATCTTGACCGGGCCATCGGCCGGCAGCATCTCGGCATGAGCGTTGGCCCATCCTTTGAGGACCGCTTCGAGCAGCAGCGGATTGGTGACGGTCGCCATACCCTCCATCGACGACGAGGTATCGCCGACTGTCGATTTCGGCTCTTCGAGTTTCGTGCCGAGCAGGCCGAAGCCGCGGGCGCGGATTTGCAGATATTCCTGACGCGACTGATCGTCGGCCCCGATGGCGTCATAAAGATCGTTGGCGATCCTCGCGAGGCTCTGCGAATCCATCGTCTCGGCTAAATTGGCGTCAAAGTCACCGGCGCTCGCATCCGCCGTTTTTGGACGATCACGCAATTGCACGACCACCCCGCCGTCGGGCTGATCCGTCGTCACGCTGCCCGTTACCGGATCGACGTGGACGGTTTGCGTATCGTCATCGATGACGACGGAGAGGTCGGTCATATTTTATCCACCAGGGGATACCCTATTTGGATTGATTTATTTTTAAACACCACACAAGCCGCTTCCCCGATATTAAATGCTAACGACTGAGAAAGCAGATCAAGATAGACAAAAGTATCTCCGAGCTCCTGATAGAGCTTATTTTTCAGTTCTTTTTCCGTTTCTTTATTTCCAGGAATACAATCGCGAACACGGTTAAGTTTCTTCACGATATTTGCTGCTTCACCCAATTCGCCCATGACTGCCGTCATCCAATCGGATGAAGTCCAAGCATCCAGCCGATGATTAAACCCATTCCCGGCTTCGCAGCGTTTACGATTTGCACGGCTGAAATCCCGAAACGTCATATCGGAAAATTCCTCAGGCGCCCATGACCTACCGGATTCGGAATCGGAGATCGCGCCAAGTCTGGAGCGCAGCCACTCGATCTCGTTCCACAAATCATGAACCAGCGTATCGAATTGACCGCCGCCCGCACGATCGTTTCCTCGCAACCATTCCTCGAATTCAAGAACTCTGCGTTTCAGCTTCTCGTAATCGCTCATTTCGGCCTCCCGTTTTCCCACACCCCAAGCTCGATTTTCGGCTTCGCCGCCACCGGCCTTACATTCCCGGAGGAAATCGCATCGAGGATACGCCGCTTGAGCTCGTCGCAGCCCAGATTGAGAGCGGACGCCTGATGGCCCGCCATCACCGCGGCATAGCCGTCCTTCATGCAGGCAATGATCCCGATCGACGTCACGCGGCCTTCAAGCGCTTCGGCGAGTGCTTCCTTGAGCAGATCGGCGCAAGCGATCTGGGCTTCGTCGAGTGGGAGATGCAGGGTCATGCGAAGAGATTTCCCTAGCGTTTCTTTCGTTCGTGATCCAGCTTCCGGCACAATCTATCGATCGGCATTTTTACGACGCCCTTTGCTTACGACACCAATTCTAGATATGCCAGAATGCGAGGCTCTATCGATTTCGTAAAACCCGGAGATGGTGCGCCGATCTTCAAGACGCCATCCAGCATTTCGAATTGGATATCGTAAATGGCCCTGAGGGCAGCGCGATCGGTGAGCCAGACACGGGCGGGGCCACAAGAGAGAGCGGCGAAGTTAGCGGCGACGACGGGAACCGAACTGGAAAGGCCGGCTTCAAAAAAAACGATGGAGGTAGCAAGCCGCCTGTAATTTAGACGTAAAGCGTAAATGTACAGCGCATCAAAATCCACGCGCGCACCGCATTTCCAATCCCGCGCCATCTGTTCGAACTCTTGTGCCAGTTCATTCAGATTCCAAGCACGCAAAACCACGGGCCATACCCGGCTCAACGATTCTTGGATCAGGAATTGCGTCCGCTCCGACTCCTTTCCGGGAGCTACCGTGCCTACAAGCCGTGGAAGATAAGCTAACAGCAGTTGCCGCTGTTCATAAGGCAACCCATCATTCAGAGCGCGCACATAGGCGCCTATGATCGGACAGGTGCATACTGGCCGATCACTGTGCGGCAGACCTTCAAGCCACGCCACCGCTTCCATCGCGCACAGCCCTGATTCGGCAGTCCTGTGCGACCCGATCAACAAACGAAACACGGCCAATTTTTCAAAATCGATCATTTCCATTCCTCCCCAATTACACCGGATAAAGCGGCTTGGGCTGCGGCCTGTGAGTGACCGCGTCGATCTCGATCGCGCTTGCCTCGTCGTCCGTGTTGGCAAAGCCCAGATCGCGCAGGTGTTTGATCGCCTGAGTCGCCGAGTCGGTCAAGTCGTCGTACTTGCCTTTCGGGAATACCGCCATCTCGTCGATCACGGTTTCGGCGTGGGTATACCAGTTGTCGATGGCAAGGTTCCACGGCGCGTAGACGAGCTCCTGCGAAAAGGTCGGCTGCGCCGCTTGTGCGCGCGCGTATTTGTCCGCGGTCACCTTGCACAGATGCACCGCGTAATTCTCGTTGCCGTAACGGCTGCGCAATTCGCGGGCTGCCGACATGCCGCTTGCCTTCGCTTCGATCAAGAGGCGATCGACCTTGAAGCGGACGCAAGTGTCGCGCGTCCACTCGATCAGGCCCCACGTCTGCGAACTCATGCAGCGGCGGCGATACATCTGGTTGCGGGCCTTGCGGACTTCCTCGTGCATTTCCGGGAGAATGATTTCATGGGGCAGACGCTCGATGCGCGCACCGGAGAATTGCAGATGCTTGCGCCAAGCGTGAAGCAGGATGATGCGCCGGCGCTTGTGTTCGGGATGCGTGAAGGTTCCCCATACCGTGAGGGCGCAGGCGCTGTTTTCTTCGTTTTCAGTGAACGCCCCATCAAGCGACGCGATCACCAGATCGCAGACGGGGAATTTACCGCGCTCGTCGCGCCATTCCTGCCACCATTCGCGCTTGAATATGCCGCCGCCGCGAGGAGCGGGTGTCTGCTGATACTGACCGGCCCAGGCGTAAGGCCCGACTTCGCGCTTGGTGCGCTCGACCACGGCCGCCGAAAACCGTTCCGGCCAGCAGAGTATTTCCGCATCGTCATCATCGTCGCGCGGATCGCTCCATCCGATCTCGTTCGGTTTGCGCACATATTCATGCTCCATCGGGATCAGTAAATGGCAGTAGTCAAGCCGCAACGAGATGATCGCCCCGGACACATCGTCCTCGTGAACGCGCTGCATGATGATCACGATCGCGCCATGCTCCAAATCGTTAAGGCGATTGCTCATCGACTCGCGAAACCAGCGCACCGTCTCGTCCCGGACAATCTGAGACTCGGCGTCCTTGACGTTGTGCGGATCGTCGAGGATGATCCGGTCGCCGCGCTCGCCGGTACCCACGCCGCCGACTGAGGACGCAAGCTTCCAGCCGGTCGCGGTGTTGATCACTTTCAGCGTCGTCTTGTTTCGCAGAGTTACGACATCGCCATAGAGCCGCTGATAGGCCGCGCTCGCGATCAGGTCGCGAAAGCGGCCGTTGTCGCGCTCCGTCAGCGATGCGGAGTAGGAGAACGTCACATAGCGGTAGTGCGAATAACCGATCGCCCATTCCCACGCGGGCCAGAACACATCGACCAGCAAACTCTTGCAACTGCCGGGCGATACGTTCATCAGCAGCCGCGTGATATCGCCGAATGTGACCGCTTCCAGATGCTGACAGATCGCCTCCATCGGCCAGCCGGGCACCATCGGCGTCTCGGGCTCGATCACGCGCCAGAAATGCTGGACGAAACTGTAGAGCCCGCAGCACCACACGCCTTCGGCGTCGCGATAGCCACGCGTCGAATGCTCATTGCGAAGCAACTGGTCGGCGTAACGATCGAGCGCACGCTTGAAACCTCCGAGCAGAGCGGGTGATTGCAGCGACATCAGATCACCTCTTCAACCCGAGATCACGTCTTCAACCCGCAATGGAGCTCGCGGCAGCGGCATCCAGTGAGACGGCGCCGACCATGTCGGCGATCCATCCTTGCTGAACACCCACTGATGCGGATTACGCCACACGTCCCACAGCATGATAGCCCACCACCAATCCCCGGCAACCACGCCACGTTGCTCCTCATGAGGAGTTCCGACATGCGTACCAAAGCCCAGAATTGCGCTGCCGTCTTTCGGCGCGCTTTCAATCGGAAGCCAATCACTCATCACGCCGCTCCATCGCCGCTGTCGCCGCCGACCAGATATTTGATGATGCCGAGATCGACAGCCTGCTTGCGCAGTTCGGAGAGCATCTGTTCGGCGCTCTGCGGCGGGCCGTCGGCGGGCGCATCACGCGAAGGCGCATCGAGGCCGTTGAGACGGCGCAATTCGATCGAGGCTTTTTCCTTCGAGTAGAGTTTGAGGTTCGGACGCCCCTTGTCGGTATGCGTCAGCGTTTCAATGGCCATCAGCAATTCGGATGGGATGTCGCTGAAACGCCGCAGCCGATGCACGTTGCGCGTCAGCGGCTGGCCGTCGGGACCGAGCACGAGCTTGCCGTCGCGTATGATCGGTTCTTCCACGTCCTCATAGAATAATTCAAGGTTCGCGTCGTGGACGAGCCATTGGCGCGCTTCGATGCGGGCTCGTTTTTCGGCGAGAATGTCGGCGGTCTGCGCGGCCAGATAGGCGATGCGGGCCTGGACGTCGGGATGCTGTTCCACTTTCGTCGCAGCGCCGTTCTTCGGCTCGAGGCCGGCGCGCTTGCAGGCCTCCCAGGCGCCGCGGCCTAAACTGCGCTCCTGGGCGTAGAGCTCCCACTTGGCGCGCTTGAGGGGGATCGCGGCGCTGTTCGTGGTCGGCAGTGATTCGAGGGATTCCATCTCGAGATTCCGCGCAATTCGACACCGATTGCAACGGATTTATCAGATTTTTAGCTTCGAGTCGAATCCGACGCGCTAGGCGCCGAATGCCGCTGCATCCTCGGCATCCATCAGCGTCTCCGGCGCCACGCTCGAGCCCTTGGCGGGAGGCCATTGCGACGGAACACGCAAACCAACCGCCATCTCACCGCCGACGCGCACCCGGCGAAAGACGATCCGCGCGCCGGGCAATTCGCGCAGCCGGGCGAGCCACGCGGCGCACTCGCGCGACCCTCGAGCATGTTCCTGCCATGGTTCGCCTGAGAAGCCGCCGCATTCGGGAGGCCAGCGCCGAGGCACCGTGGCGAGTTTGGCATTGCGCCCCTCGAAGCGGCTGATCCGATATTCGGGAATGCCATCCTCGCCGCAGCAGCGGTAGTAGACCTGCCATTTGAGCCATTCGGGCGAATTCTCCGTACAGGTGAATTGTTGGGCGGAGGTTTCCGCCTTGGCGCCTTCCTTGGCAAATCCGATCCACAATTTGTCGCGCAGCCAGCGATGGGCGTCCTTGACGGCGCGGTTGCGGCCGGCGGAGCGTTCGGCGTCGATGTAGGCCGCGTAGCCTTTGGCGCCCGTGAGGGCGGCGGCGCGTTCGGGATCGGTGAGGGCGCGCCAGAATGCCTCCGCCTTCGGCACGTCGATTACAGGCCCAGGATAGGCCGCGCTGAAATCCTCAAATTGAATTTCATGTTCCCCCCCCCTTTTAAGGGGGGTAGGGGGGTTTTCTTTCTTATTAAGGTTAAGGTTAGAATCGCGCGCGCGCGATTCTGTGGACTCTACCGTATTAGAGTCCTGATAGAGTCCTACTAGAGTCCTACTAGAGTCCTGGGCATTATTTAGCCCTGGCTGCGGTACGTGGCTAACCGCATCATTTAGCCCTGGCTGCGGTACGTGGCCTACCTCAATACCACTATCCGGCTCATCACATTGATTAAGTTCACTGTCTTCCTGACCTGCCCCCGTACCATCCTCGCCGCATGCCCGGCGTTCGATTTCCTCGACGTCATCCATGATCAGCAACCGAATCTCATCACTGGTCCGCTTACCTGGCGGACTACCGCTACGCCTGCCATTTTCGTGAATCCATTGTGGCAGCCGCACGATTGCGCCAATCGATTCCAACCACACCAGTCGCCGGCGCACCGTCTCGGGCGCAATCTCACAATCGAGCGCTAATTGCGGCACGCTCACGAAACATGATCCATCCCCATCCACGTACAGCGTCAGAGCTTTAAGGATATGCTTCGCGTGGCTGTTGCCTAAACGCAAATTTCGAGCCCAGGAATGTGCTTCATCCGACCCGAAACGCCGCGCTTTCGGACTGCTATGCTTTTCGCTCATATCGGTCTCCCGTGCACATCAAATCGACCCCTGACGATCTCAATCGCCTCGTCGGGGGATACCCTGTACCATTCACCGAAAGCTTTCTTCGGCTGCAATATCGCATGGCATTCACGTTCGATCAGCCTGATCAACCAGACAGGCCCCGCGTATGCAGCTATCAATTTCAGGGGACTTTCGAACGAAAGTTGCAAGCTGTACAATCGCTCTCTCGGACTTGAAGAAATGCCTATTTTGGTTATTTCAACGCCGGCAATTATGTAAATAAAAGAAGGTGATTCATCCGAAGCGGTTGCCTTTCTTTCGAGCGTATCGGGAATTAATGCCGGCGCTAATATTTCAATTCCGCCATCAGGCAGCTTCCGTAATTCCACCCCGCAATTTTCGGTTAATTCATCCAGATATACAAACAGACGATCAACGTCCACGCCAACGAACCTAGCCAGCCATTCCACTTTCCGATGATCAACGACGCCCCCGGATGCACATTCGGCCACTCCGATCGCCGCCAGTTTTGCACCGGGACTCATACCACGCAAGCCGAAAGCCCACATGATTGCTTTCATCGACATCTCACTATCCCTCCCCACATTCCGGCATGATCGTGAGCCTTATTTCCGGCCTGTCCGCCGTATAGTATTCCTTCCAGTGGACCTCGTAGCGGCCGTTCCATTCGTGGCGAGAATGAGCAACGCAGCCGCATTTTACGCAGGTGCGGATGGTCAGATGATCGTCAACGCGCGTGTCGAGGCGCCAGCGATGACGGGTCACTACGGCATCCGCGGCATGGCGTCATGTACTACACCATCGAGCACGCGACCGGCCGCTCTCTTGCCGACGCGATGGAATTTATGCGTATCGCCATCCTGACTCATCAATGGATGATACTCGCCCCATTGCTTGAAAAAGTAAGGCACCCCGGCCGCCGCGCATTGGTCGCGGAGGCCGCGTGCCCAATCAGGGTCCATCGGTCGCGCCCTGTTGCCGCTTTCGCCCCCGACAATCACCCAATCCGGGAGCATCCCGCGAGCGTCGATCGGCCCCAGCATCGGCTCGACACTCGCGAACGAAAAGCGCGCACCGAGCGTTTTCGCGGCTCTGATCAGTTTTTGAATATCCCGGTTCCATACCTCCTGGTTTTCGAGAGTCGCACCCAGCGCGCAATTGCGCGGCAGCATTAGATTGCCGGCAGCAGGATCACACATTTTCACCGCATTGCCGACACGCTTGGAGAGCAGCAAATACAGCAAATTCGATGTGTTATTCATCACATCGAACGCTTCATGGCGCCAAACCGGATCGACCTCATTGTCCCAGATATCGCCGAGCGACAAGCAGAACACCGTCTCCATTCTGCCGGCAGCGCATGCTTTGCGGTTCCATCGCGCGGGTTCCCGCCAGTTAGCCATAGACGTCCGCACTCGATGCTGGCCGGCGCCCCATCTGACGCGGCCATATCGATGAGACATCAAATCCTCGGCATAACACCCGTCGCAGGCCGCCGAAACTTTCGTGCATCCGATCCATGGATTCCAGGTATGATCCGCCCATTCGATTGCGGTCTCTTCGCCCATCACACTCTCCGTTTAACCGGATGCTCCGTAAACCGCGCACGATCATCAGCGCGCGTCAGATTTTCCCGGCAATACGGTGGAATCCACAGCGGCGGCAATGGCGCCATGTCCTTGACCCAGATGAGCCAGCAATAGGCCGTTGCCGTGCCGCCGTCAGGGTCCCAATAACCCTGGCGCAGGTTGACGCGTTCCGAAAACATTGCGAGCAGTGTGGGCGGCAGCCGCTCGAACAGACGCTCGTAGCGGCCTACGGTTTCGAGGAACTGGACACGGACAAACATGGCGACGCCGACACGTGCCAAGAGAATAGCGCGCGCCGTGAATTGCTCTGCTTTGTCGCCTTTGAACGGGGGGTTGGTGATGATCCAGGACGGCAATTCTTTCATTGCCAAGCCGCGATTCGGCTGCGGGTCGAGAAAATCGAAAAGCTTGCCATAACCATAATCGTGCACGTCACTGGCGCGCACGTCGTCGGAATATTCGGCGAGCACTTCTGCCATGTGGCCTTCGCCGCAGGCCGGCTCCCACACCGAATCGAAGCGCTTGCCGGTCCATCCTATCGCCGGCATCGCATACTGCATCAGGGCGCGCGTGGCCCATGGGGGCGTCGGATAGAAATCGAGCTCATCTTCGCTCGCCTGCCGTGCCGCCATCACGGCGCGCGAACCGTTGACGTGGCCCTCGCGCAGCAGGTCGGCGGATACCCGGTCGCGGGTCGATTCAGCGTGACTTCGCCAATCCCGCAAACGCCGCTCGAATTCATCATCACTCAATTTGGCGAGCTTCTGCGCCCGCGCCGACATATTCTTGTCGATTCCTACATCCCTCAATGTGACCTCCATCTCCGCAGAAACCGGTCCTGACGCAGGACCGGTTTTCGGCCGCCCCTTTCCAGCAGAAAACGGTTCCGCAGCAGGACCGGTTTTCGGCCGCCCTCCGGCGCTCAACTTCACACCACGCAGCATCTCTCCGAGCCGCTTGCCGCTCAGAATACGGATTTCCGCGCAGTCAACCTCCATTCCGCGGTCCTTGGCGCGCCGTGCATATTCTTGCAGCGCGGCATGGCGGTCGGCGATCTCCCGGACCTCATCGGCGCTCTTCGCCATGGCGATCGCCTGCCGGGCAGTCTCGTAGAGGGATAGCCCGCCACGGCCCCGAGAGGCCAGCGCCAGCGCTTGGCGCGTCGCCCCAAGCCCCATGACGCCCGCCTCCGTTAGCCGCTCCCGCACCCAGCGCGTGGGCTTGCCGAGTTCGAGGGCGATGGCCCGGTAGCCCAGACCGCCGCGATGGAGCTTTACGGCTTGCGCAATCGCCGGGTCCGCGCCTGTCATTGCCTGTCCCCATTCCGTTCGAGCAACTCGCCGATATCCTGGCGCAGCACCATCATATCCAAGCCCGTCACAGCCATCACGCGCGCGAGCTTGTCGATCCCGATGCGCCGGGTGCCGCCCTCCCAATGGGAGACCGTCGCCCGTCCGACGCCGAGCTTCCGGGCCAGATCGATTTGGCGCCACGGCGGTTGCTGGCGCTCGCGAAACACTTCCAGGGGATGGCGCATGAGGAGGTGATCCTGCTCGTTAGATTTCGATTCATTTTTCATATTGACAGGCAGGTTGCAAATGGTAGCGTGAGGTTGTCAACAGGATTAAATGGAGTTGTTGCGTGACCTCATCACCGCGTCGGCGTGAGCATATCTGGCAGATTTCCCGCGACGTAAGCGGCGCGGTGCGTTGCAATATATGCGGTTTCATCGTCGAGGCCGGCGCTGCCTGGGAGATATCCCACATCGGCGCCCCGGCGGCCTTGGGAGGCGAAGAGGTCGGCGTCGCGCATGTCGCGTGCAATCGCCGTCACGGCAGCGAAATCGTGGTCCCGATGGTCGCCAAGGTCAAGCGGCAGAGACGGCGGCATCTGGGAATCAGCGGGCCGGGACTGTCGTCGCGGCCGATGCCGTGCGGCCGGCGGAGCAAGTGGAAGAAGAAAATGGACGGGAGCGTGGTCCGGCGATAGGCGCACCGCCATGCGCAGCGTCGAGACCATCGACCCGGCCGCCGCGTTTGCCCATCTGCGCGCCATGGCCTACGCATTGCCGCCACGCTTGCGCGGGGCATTGCGCTGGATACACCGCCACGGACCGATCAATGCTTCACGGGGACGTTTTTTCCATGGCGGCCTCACCCTGTCGCAGCACACCATCGATGAGCTCGTCGCCTATGGATTGATCGTCGTGGTCAGGTGCGGCAAGGCCGACCGGGTCGTGCGGATTCATCCGACCATCCAGGGACGGGTTTACGGGGCGGTTCTCGCGTGGCAGGAGAAGAAGCGCCGATGCGCCGGAAACATCACTTAGCCTCAATGACACGATCCCGCAGCGGGAAAATATACCCTTCCCCCTTGCGCATCAGCAGAATCGTCTCGTCCTGATTATTGATGCGCTTGGAAATCTGGTCCAGGCGCTCGTTCTGCAGTGCAACTTGCGTGATCACGTTGCGCATGGTCACGACTTCGGTTTTCAGTTCGGCGATTTCCTTTGATTGCAGGGCGCCCAGGATCTCGAAGCGCTCGACGGCGCGGCCGAGCTTGACCAGCATGAAACTCCCGCCGCCGAATATCGACAGGACCTCGGCGGCCTTGAATGCCAGATCGACGTTACCCGGGATATCGCTCACAATCTGCGGTCCGCCTTCACCCCAGCGACCCCCAGCATGAGCGTCAACGGCCAAAACAGCGTCGCCACAGCCACGATGAGCCATGGCAGCGGCTCGGCGCCGGCGTTGCGCGCAACCGCATATCCAACCGGCACCGAGAACATGCCGCCTAGCCAGAAACTCGCCGCACAAGCCATCATTCGATTTACCATGGCACGAAAAACGCCGCGATCAAAATAATGACGACGGCAGCGGCAAATGCGACCACTCCGGTCAGAACCACAAAGCGATCGATGACGGACATTGCCTAGAGTTTCCTTTCGGCAATTCCCGGATTGTCTTCCAGATGACGCGCTCTTTGTTCGGCCATGCCGTTTTCATATGCTTTCGCCTTCGTCACCGCCAGCAATTGATCGAGGCGCGAGTTGACGGACAAATGCACTTCCTGGATTCTGCGCATATTCGACCAGCCTACAACGCAACTGCCGAGCGCTGCCACGGCGCTCAAAATAGCGGCTATGTCAACGAGCGTGAAAGGACTCACGTCAGAGGCACTCTACAGGTTGAAAATCGAGTGATTCGGTCCTATCGCCGTCTCGATATTCTGTACCGCCTGCACGACCTCCGGTGCGCTATTGGCTGCCGTCAGGCTCGGAATCAGGTTTGCCACGGCAAGCGGCAGATTCGGAATCTCACCGAGCTTCATCGCCTCGTCCTTGACCACTGTCGGATTGTTGGAATTGGCAAGGATCACTTGGCAAGTCGCATTGATAGCCGTCGTCGGACTCGCCGCAAATAGCCCGGAAATGGCGGTCGAAAGCGCCGTGCCGGTCACGCCGGCACTCTGGAGGATCGACACGACGGAATTCAGGCTGGTAATCGCCATAGAGAGGCTCTCCTATTTTTGCTGGGTCTGATAGTTCGACAAGGCCGTCAGGCCATCCCTGACGATAGTCAGAAGCTCGGCATCGGAGATTTGGTCCTCGATCTCGCCGGAGAACATGCCGCCCTTGGCATCGATCAGAGCAAACAGGTCTCTCTTGACCTGGGCGAACACCGCATTGATCTCGCCGACGCTGTAGGCCATCCCGATCTCCTATTTAGGCGCATCCGACGACAGCGGCCCGGATTGTTTCGAGGATATTGCCGCGAGCGCCGTCAATACAGCGCTGTTGACCGTGCTGATGATCGCCGCCCATCCGGTGATGACCGGAATCCAGGTGTCGGGCACCGCTCCGGTCAGATGAATCGTGCCCTGGCCGATCGCCAGCGACAATGTCGTGATGATCCCAAGGATCATCGTGACTTTCGGATCGACTTTCATCACTGCACCCTATCCATGCACAGCCGGACCATAGGCCTCCCAGCCAAGCAGGGCAAACAAAACGAAGAACAGGAACGTATTCCCGATCTCGCCAAAGCGGGCAACATTGCCCGGAAATACACCGCCAAAAAGAGCCAATGAAAAGACGAACCAAATGAGCATCAGCACCCAGAAGATCAAGCCACGTGTCATTTGAGTCACTCCATCAAGCGCATGAGCGTCAGCTTATACGTTTATCAAGCACTGATGGCAAAAAAAGATCGACACTCGATCAATTTTGCACAGACCCGTCATGCCGTCAGGTTAAGATGCGCATGGGGAAGGATGGACCATGCAGAACTGGCAACGATACCGCCTGATTGCCGCTGAATGCCTGAGCGCGGCACTGGCATTCCCACCGCGGGAACGCTTGTTGCGCTTGTCGATCGCTCAATCGTGGCTGGAACTCGCCAGGCAGGACGAAAGAATGAACGCCTTGCTGGCGTTGTGGGACGCATCCACGACTTCTTGATCTCGCTATCTCCCCGGCGAGCCGGGCCGCAACACATCAATGAGGCGATTGATAAGACGTACAAGATTTGGATCATCTCGCTTCCGTCCCGGCGAGCCGGGCCGCAACACATCCACGGAATCAGGATGTTTCCCGGCTCTATTTTTTATCTCGCTTCCCCCCCGGCGAGCCGGGCCGCAACACCTGTTTGCAAACACAGCGATCTGTGCTAGGGAGTGGTTATCTCGCTTCCGCCCCGGCGAGCCGGGCCGCAACACCTTGCTATTCGAACTAGCAAGCATTATTTTGGGATATATCTCGCTTCCGTCCCGGCGAGCCGGGCCGCAACACCTTGTCGATGACTTAGGATGTCTTCGTTAACTTTAATATCTCGCTTCCTCCCCGGCGAGCCGGGCCGCAACACCTCTGTCAACAGTTGTCGGCGTTGCGGCGTTGCGACGTTGCGACGTTGCGATCTCGCTTCCGCCCCGGCGAGCCGGGCCGTCATGATACAACCGGCACCCCCGCCACAGCAAACGCCTGCTGCACTTTGCCGGAGAACATCAAAGCCTCGGCCCTCCGGCGCCGCTGCAAGCCGGCAAGGACCTTGCCGGCGGCTTCGTCGTATAGCCCAAAATCCTTGTCAGCCAAATCGTAATTTCCCGCATTAAGCGCTGCCAGCAGCGAGCATTGACGATGCGCCAGCCAGCCGGTGTTGTACTGGAACGAGACCAGCGCATCAAACTGCTGTTGATCGAGGCTCACCTTCACCAGATGGGCGATTTCCAACTCGACGCTGGTCAGGTCGGAGGAAAGAAATGAATCCGCTTCCTCGTGCGTGATCGTCATGCCGATATATACTTTGGGCGGCCCTGCGGCAGAAGTGTGCCCGTAACCGATTGTCAGTGTCCCGCGAACGACCTGACCGAGCTTCATGATCCGATCATCGGCATCGTCGTAGGCCGACAAAAACAGTCCCTCAAACGCCTCGATCAGTCGTCGGCCGTCGTCGCTGGTTTTCATCAATCATCCTCCCAGAAATTATATTCATCGTCATATACTAGATGATATAACTCTTTCATCCGCGCCGAGTGCTCAGGAAAACTCTCGACGAATACTCGGAAAATCGCAGGGACGCAAGAGGGACACCCGCCGTCAGCGGTAGCCAACACTTTTGCGATTTTCACCAGTTCGTCGTCAGAAATCACTTTTGCCTCCGGAGCTTATCGATCATCATCACAATCTGCTCACCGGACATCGGCGCGCCGAAACCATTCCGCCCGAAGAACTGATCAGCCGGTATTTCCACCGACCGCCGCTTGCGCCGCCCCTCCCCGAAATAGGCGACGATCTCGATCATCACCGGCCATGATTCGTCGGCCTCGTGTGTGATGCAGCGAGCAAGGTCGCCGGAGGGCATCGTATAGGGCATCGATCAATCTCCCGGAGCATCCAGCTTGCCGGCGTTAAACCGCCGGCACCATCCATCCGGCGCTATGGGACTCTGCACCCCCGTGCAGGCCGGACCACCGTATTTTTCCGCGATGAACATCGCGCACTTGCTGCATTGCTGACCGGAGCGTTGCGATTGCCCTACATAGCCGACGCTTGCATGGTCGCGTTTTTCCTTCTGCGCTACTGCCTTGACCTGCGCAATCACCTTGTCGTCACCCCATGCCATCAGAGGGCGCATGTCAAGATCGGACGGCGTCTTGGTGATGCGCTCCGATTCGTCAGCCTTGATAAACGGTTTCAGCGCAGCTTCATAGGCGGTAGGGTCGCCGCCTCTCATTATCACGCTGCGATTCTCCGCGTGTGTAGCCAGAGGGTGCGCCAGCATGAAATAGGGCCACCCCAACACATCCTCGATCGCCTGCTCAAGGCGCTCGTGCCCCACCAGATGCGGGCGGACATCGAAAGGCCCCCCTTTGATTTTCAGAACACCATAGGGCTGACCATTCTCCCGCAGATGCCGGTCAAGATAGACATGAGCGCCACCGATCGAGGATGAACCGAGCAGCGCGATATCGTAGATCGTCAGCAGTCGATAGCGCCGCGCCAGACGAGCCTTGATTGCCGGATTCGCAAGTACATCGTCCAGCAACCGATCCATCTCACGACCGCTCAGATCATGATGCCTGCGATCACCGCGGCTCATTGGTCCTCCAAAGACGCCAATTCCAGCCGTGATCGCATTTCGCGAAAAATTGCCTCAAGCCGCGCGCGTTTCTGCCATGCGCCACGGTCGATTTCGCGCGCCGTCTGCATGGCGATCACGGACAGCGTGGTATAGGGTAGTGAAAGCAGATCATACATTGTTTATTTGCCTTCCATGTGGAAACCTTATCTCGCTTCCTCCCCGGCGAGCCGGGCCGCAACACAATCCCGGCCGCGAATTTGCCAGGCTTGTCTGCTGATCTCGCTTCCGTCCCGGCGAGCCGGGCCGCAACACCCTCCGCGCGGCCCCGGTTGTTGGGGGTTCACATGATCCGATCTCGCTTCCTCCCCGGCGAGCCGGGCCGCAACACAAAGGGTGTTGCGTCCGTTTATCAGCCGGCGCGCCAATCTCGCTTCCTCCCCGGCGAGCCGGGCCGCAACACCGGGCGACGACAGCCACCGCCCTCAACCAAATTAAGACATCTCGCTTCCGCCCCGGCGAGCCGGGCCGCAACACATCCACGGAATCAGGATGTTTCCCGGCTCTATTTTTTATCTCGCTTCCGCCCCGGCGAGCCGGGCCGCAACACTCGCACATAGCGCGGTCGGAAATGCTGGGGCCGCAAGGTTCATCTCGCTTCTTTCCCGGCGAGCCGGGCCGCAACACAATCGGCAAAGGCCGTCGGAATTGGTTTCATTCCGCTATCTCGCTTCCGTCCCGGCGAGCCGGGCCGCAACACAAGGCTCCGCCGTCGGCCCCTCCTCGGACTCCGCCCCCATCTCGCTTCCGTCCCGGCGAGCCGGGCCGCAACACCTTTGGTCACCCGTCCAGTTGGGCGCGTCGGCAACCCATCTCGCTTCCTCCCCGGCGAGCCGGGCCGCAACACCCTGCACATCTTCGTCGGCGAATGCGTCGAGGCGCTGAACATCTCGCTTCCTCCCCGGCGAGCCGGGCCGCAACACCCCCGTGCAGAGAATGCGTCGCGCGGTTGCCGATCTGCTCATCTCGCTTCCCCCCCGGCGAGCCGGGCCGCAACACCTGTTTGCAAACACAGCGATCTGTGCTAGGGAGTGGTTATCTCGCTTCCGTCCCGGCGAGCCGGGCCGCAACACCATGGCCGTCCGCGACCAATGTAATTCGGTAACCACATCTCGCTTCCGTCCCGGCGAGCCGGGCCGCAACACCCGGTAACCCATATCCTCTTGTCCATCCTATCATTTTTGTGACCTTTGCGAGCGCTCTTTCTCTTCCCATGTCATGATTCATCAACTCCCTTTCGGCCACCGCGCAAGTTATTGTTGGAACTGATATTTTCCGCATCGAGCGCTCCCGGCACAGAACGCGGCGCCGCAGCGCTCGCAACCACGGCGGCGGTTCCCACCGTTAATGCCTCGTGCCGCAACAATCGCGGCGCCATCAAACGCCCGAGCAATCGCAGCCGCGTCGCGTTGATCATGGCTCGCGCGGCACCAAGCTCGATATGTGCGATTTCGATTTTCCGCTTGCCGGCGATCGACGCCGTCGAATCGAAGACGCTTTCGGCGCCATCGAAAGCCGCTCTCGCCATCGCCATCGACTCGTCGAGCGCGGCAATTTCAGTCGCGATTGCCGGATCAATCGGCATGACGTAACACCGCCGGCCGCCGCACACCGCGCGATGCGGTCCTCACGGTTTTTACCGCCTGCACCAATCGAGGCGCCACGGCCAGCTTAGGCTCGCTATCCTCGACTATTGTGCAGGCAATGCCCGCCTCGCCCGCCTTGTATCGCAGCATCTGCGCCGCCATCGCCGGTGCAAAATTCAAGGCGCCCCGGTTCACCCGCGCCACGTCAGCCACGGCCGCACCCCATTGTTTTTCATCGCCGCGCGCACTGCGCGTTGCCGATTTCGGCGCCGGCATGATCACCGTGATAACGCTCGCGCGGGCCACCAGGCGCGCCGACCAGACATGCAGCGCGTTACGGCGCTTGTCGGCGACATGTCTCATTTTGCGAGCGATGACCCCCCATTCTGCTTCCCGGCTCCGGCGCTCATCATCCGTCAACCGCCTGCCGCGCGGCCAGCGCAGATCAAACTCAGTTTGCAGCCGATCGCAATCTTCCGCCACTATCGCGGCATCGACAAGTTCGGGCGGCGTGTCAGGCATGTTGTTGACCAGACAAAACCCGTCGAGCAGGTCCAGCCGTACAGTGACCGGCCGGTTGCCCGCGACCCGCGGCGCCGCGATCGCGACCGCAGCCGACGCCTCCCAATGGCCGCCGCGATGTACCACATCGACGTCGAGCCATTCGGTCGGCGCTGCCGCAAGGCGCACAACGCCCAAAGCGGGAATTCCAGCATCGAGCCCGTAAGTGCCCCAACCGATCCCGCTCCATCCAGGACCGCCGACGCCCTTGAGATGCAACGCCCAGGCCCGCGGATGGGTCGCCGACTTCTCGAAGGTGCACCCGCTCACCGAGCGGTGCGGCACGCTTGCGGCCTTGCGCCGCGACTTATAGCGCGGATAGCCGGCCTCGGCACCGGTTTGCCCTTCGCGCACGCGCCGAAAGAATGCTTTCCAAGCCGCCGTCAAACTGGTCGCCACCCGGCGCGGCGTCCAGGTCGAGAGCGCCCGCCACTCAGGTAATTCGCGCAGCATCGCGGTGATCCAATAACCCATGTCGTATTCCGACGGCAGGCCGCTACGGCGCGCTTTCTCGGCGTCACCGTCGGGCGGATGACGACTCGGACCCTGAGCCGTCATGTACCAACACTCATCATGAGTGACCACGCCGCGATGCCGGCCGCCAACGCCGTCGATCCACGACAGCCGCTGATGCAGGCGCTGTTCGATCGTCTCGCACATCTCAAGCAGCGCATTCCACAGATCGGCGCACATCCGCGCTTGCTGCCAGAGAATTTCCTCCTGCTCGCGCAGCGGATAGAGCCGCCACGTATAACGGCGATTGACGCCATCGACCGGTCTCGTGCGCTTAGCCATCCAATCCCTCCCGTGGCTTCCGTCCCCGTAATTGCCTCAATACCAGCCGCCTGACGGCCTCGCTGCGGCTTGGTTTGTCGCGTTCAAGCGCCCGCCATGCGTCAATCAGTGCTTCCTCGCGCGCCGGCAACAGCGTCAATCCCGACAGCATCTCGAATGACATCGAGGTTCCCCGCGCATTCGCTCTGTGCTGAAGCTCGCTCCACAAAGCATTGGGCAGACGCAATGAAAAATACTTGGTGCGGGTCGACGTGCCGGACATGGGGCGGGTCCCTAGCACATACACACCGACAAGTGCAACACACTTTCCGATAAGTGTGTTGCACCTTACGCGGATCAGCTATGCTGAAAAGTGTGTTGCGGTGTGTTACACTTGTGATATGGTCTGGTCATCGAAACGGGGAACACGGAAATGGCAAACATCCGATACTTCGCCGACGTCGCAGATCGGGTTATTCGAGTGACCAACATCGATCATCGCGGCGGCGCCGGCCTGAACGGCGGTACGTGGGGATGGGACCCTGATGGCAAGAAATGGATCAAGGTCACGCGCCGCATTCAATATAAAGCATTCCCCTCGAAGCATGAATGCGACGCTCGTTGCATGGGAGCAACCGGCAAAAGCATGAACTGCGAATGCTCTTGCGGCGGCAAAAACCACGGCCGACAATTCGCGTGCAACTAACCTGATCGCAGCCCATGGCCTCCCCAGAGGCCATCAACGGCGACCAGCCGATCAAGCCGGACGGGAGCCCTTCCCACAGCAACTCCCATCCGGCCTCAACCCAAACCACTTAGGGGCTTAACCATGGTTCAGGATACCACCCACCTTACACTCGTTTCACCGTCGCCCGCAACCTCCATCAGTCCGGCCTCGGCAGCACATGGCTGGCCCGGCGTTTATCCCTACGGGTTTTCACTGCCGATCGAAGAGTTGCCGCTGTTCTCCTATCAACACAAGGGCGAGACGCTTTGCGCTCTCCTGGTCGATGGATGGGCGGAAGTCGAATACGACCACTCCGGCGACTGGCACGTGACCAATCTGCGAATTCAGTGCGAGAACTACAAATTCGGCACCTTGAACCGCGCCACGCTCGCCAACCTTGATGCCGACCGCGACGAGCGGCTTTATCTCTTGATCCTCGACGCTTTCGACAAGCGCTACACCGCCTATATCGAGCAGCGCATTGCCGAGGAACTCGCCGATCCCGAGCATGCCGAACATGATTACTATACGCTTGCGGCCGCGCCGGTCTAGCGTTGTGGCCGATCGGGCGCTCGCGCGGCGGAATTGTGCCACCGGTTAAAGCTGCGCGAGCGCCTATTCAAAACAAGAAAGCAGGAGCCTGACATGACAGCGTATGAAAACAAAACAATCAACAAGATAGACCACTTGCGCAAAATATCTGATTTCGTGTGTCGATTGATGGAAGACGGTCACGAAGTTGGAACTGCGCAAATCAGCCTCTTGCGTAACGCTATCGACGCTTTTGAAGATCAAAGACCGCTTCAGGACTGAAACCGAAAAGGAAAGGATACCATATGAGCGAGAGTTTTTCGAAGGACATCACCATAGGCCAAAAATACGACCCAGCGATGAAAATCACCGATCAATCGGAGGCTGACGCTTATTTCGAAAAATGCGTCACACACAATATGAGTTTCGGCCGCGCTCGTGACACAGCCGAAGCAATCGAACGAGAGAACATCGGCTATTATGCCGGCTACTACGACGATGCAACACAACGCCGCGTCGAGCGCCTGTTCCGCTGCAAAATACACGATCTTCCGCGATATGGCCACAAAGGCTTCCTCGACAGGATTAAAGACAGTGCTACAGCATTGTTTCGAAAACCACGACCGTCATAAGTCGCCCCCGGCGGGCAAACCAGCCAACGACGTACCCGCCCGCCGGCTCGCTGCGGTCGCGGCCTCCCCAGGGGCCTTACCGGCCTCCCAGCTCAGGGCTTCTGGGGAGTTTCTTTTGATCGCATTAACCAAGCATTAAGAGTTTCGGTGGATAGTTGAAACGTCAACCAGCCAAAGGGGCATACCATGATCATCAAAACCTACTCGGCCGCCGCCGTCATGATCGTCATCGGCGGGCTTGTCGTTGCCAGCTACCTCAATCTCGTGGCGCTATCCCACGCCAAGCATTCGCGCTGTCTGTCGGCCGACGCCGTGGCGTTTGTGCAGATATGACGATCGCCGAGATCATCACGGCGACCATCGCCGTTGCGGTGTGGCTCGCGATCTACTGCATCGCCTGTCCGCCGATCTGACGTCAACCAACCAAATCAAAGGGGCTTTACATGACACTTTCACTTCTGCAACCCGCGAAGTTTACCTCGGCCTACCTCAAAATGGGGCTCCTGGGCTTCCAGGGGTCCGGCAAAACCAAGACCGCCGGCAAGACCGCGATCGGCCTCTACAAATACATGCAATCCAAGGGCCTCGACTGCCGCAACAAACCGGTCGCTTTTTTTGACACCGAGACCGGGAGCGACTGGCTGATCGAGGACTTTCACAAGGCGAACGTGCCGTTCGTCGCCGCCAAGCGACGCAGCTTTGCCGATCTTCTCGCGGTTCTCAACGAGGCCGAGGCCGGCGCCTCCATCCTCATCATTGACTCGATCACCCATCCGTGGCGGGAGTTGTGCGAAGCTCACATGCGCAAGAAACAGCGCACGTTTTTGCAGATGGAAGATTGGGGCTATCTCAAAGGCGAACATGGATGGGCAAAGTTCACCGATCGCTTCATCAACTCCAAGCTTCACATCATCATGTGCGGCAGGGCCGGCTACGAATTCGACGACTACAAAGACGACCAGGGCAAACGCCACATCGAAAAAGTCGGAACCAAGATGAAGACCGAAGGCGAAACAGGGTTTGAGCCCTCGCTGTTAGTGTACATGGAACAGGTCGAAGATCTGCGCACCAACAAGATCATTCACCGCGCCATCGTCCAGAAGGACCGATCGACGCGACTTGACGGCCACGAAATCGACAATCCCGATTTCAAGGATTTTCTGCCGCACATCGAGTTGCTGGCGATCGGGGGTTCCCACATCGGCGTGGAGCATGGCGCCGACAGCGAACATATTCTCAAGACCGAAAAACGCGACTGGCAGCCGGTGCAGCGCAAGATCGCACTCGGCGAAATCGAGCAATTACTGGCAATCCACGTCAGCGGTCAGTCGGTCGCCGACAAGAAGCGCCGCGCCGAGCTCATCCGCACCCACTTCAAGGCGCCGTGGGAAGAGATGGAATCAGTCATGACCCTTGATCAATTACACCACGGCTACGATACTCTTACCTTCACTTTAGAAGGCCAATGGTCGCGCTATCATGCTGCCATGATCAAAGACGAGCGCGGCGCCCTGGATCGCATGGACGAGCTTCCTACGCACTCGGCGCCCCCGATCCAGGCGACACCGCCGCGTGGGCCGGCGCTCGATCATGCGGAGGTCGATGGAGTTCCCGCCTTCCTCGACCGCCGCAGCCCAAGGGACGTTGCCAAGCCGGAGAAACCCAGCGCAGCCGGATGGTGAGACTTTTCGCGCCCTCCCGCCCCTTGGGCGCGGAAACGGCCCGGTGCCGGAAGATGGAGAAATCTTGTTGCTTCATCGACCGGCGCCGGGCCAACATTGAATGACTCGGCTCGCCGGGACGGAAGCGAGATCGGTAGGAATGGACAGTCTGTTTCATGGGCTGATGGAGGTGTTGCGGCCCGGCTCGCCGGGGAGGCAGCGAGATTCGCAGTTCTTGCGGAGAATTCACATGGCACGACCACTACAGAGAAAGTTTTCAGCGTCGCATCCCTACGTAGTCGAACGTCATGATCAGGAAGACGGATCGATCAGCTATGAAATCTGGGATCACCGACCAGACACCTACCGGCGCCTATGTACGATCAACGATTTCAACGACAGTTGCTCCTACAGCGATGAAGACAAGCGGCCATTGAACAACGCCAAAGACGACGCGGAAATGATCGTCCGTGCGCTGAATCTGATGAATGGCGGACTACCGTAATACCGGCTCGCCGGGACGGAAGCGAGATATTGCTGACGCCGTAAGCGTCGCAAGCAGTCTGTGCAGTGTTGCGACCCGGCTCGCCGGGACGGAAGCGAGATTCAACCCTATCTGACGCAACATGCGTATTATGCCCGATAATTGAAGATTATCGGACGTGGAAAACCGACGACACCCACGGCGCTTTAAGCGCGGTTGATGAACACAAAGCGCCGTCAAGAACAAGAGGAAACGATGGAACACATTGACATCAAAGACAGATCGGCGCCAACCGCCCTCAACGTCATCCGCCTCCACGATACCGAGACTGCCCAGCGCAATGCGCTGCGCATCATCGCCGCCGAACGCGCGGAGATGATCACCAGACTACAGTTCGACAATGCCGGATTGCGGGCGGAAAATAAGAGATTGAAAGAGAAACTCGACCGCCTGCTTGAAATTCAACTCAACGGCACGGCTAAGCCGCCGCCTTGAACCGCAGCGGCTTCTTCGTATTGCCGTCGCCCAACCATTCCTTGAACTGCTCAATCGTCATCTCCGTGACGTGCCCGAACCGTTCGCCGGCACGCCCGTCATTGAAAGCCTTGTGATACACATTGAGCGCTTGCGCCATGCTGGCGAATCCCATCATGACCTTGTGTTCGTCGAACTTGCCGGAATCGGCGTCAATCTGGTCGATCACGAACACATGCGGCGAACGGATATGAGGGCCGAGGTACACGTCTACGTGATCGCCATCTTTGCCTTCGGACCGCTTGAAATATCCATAATGCGCCGGGAGGCGAACTTTCCACGGCTTGCCGTCTCGACCGATACCGCTGCGGAAAGAGCCCCTGGCGTTCTCGATCGTCAGGTCGAGTCCGTGGACCCTTACGTGGTCCTTGGCGTAATTGCCGGCTTTCTTTTGAGCTTCCGAGGGTGCTGAATCGATGTTGGCGGCGTTGACGCGGCCGCCGTGGGCGCGACCAACCCGCCCCCCACGCCGAAACGGTATCTCTTCCCCCGGCGCCATCAGCGGACTGATCGCCTCAATACCAAGATGCTCGCGCACGCCCCGCACCTGATCGGGAGGCAGCTTGCCCCCTATGAGGGCCGATATTTCCACGTCGCTCTTGCCGGCAAGCGCTTCCTTGCGAATGCGATCCGTGACGCCGAGCCGATCGGCAAGCGCCATGTCGGACCTCTGCTTGAGCGCTAGGACCTGCGCAGGATCGCGTGCCTCTCGATATACTTCGCGAGAGACAGGTGCACCCGCGCCTTCGCCAACGCCCGAGGATTGCCCTTTGCCTTGCCCAGCAGGAACGCGAGATGACGATGCTGTTGCGCCGTGAGCAGCGAGGTTTCCTTGCGAGGCCCCTGCGGATGGTCGGGCCTGGTTCTGTCCAGCATGATAATCTTCCATCTCTGCGCGTTCGCGGGCTTCGAATGGCGTCAGATTGTTCTCATGCGCCAGGTCCACCATGCGGTTTAGTAGCGCCGGGGACGGCAGCGGTTCATCTTCCCGCGCAAAATGCGCTTTTATTTCGTCCTCGACTCCCTGCCGGCGCCAAGCTTCCTCTTCGGTGTTGACGCGGCGCCCGACCGTTATACCCTGCGGATAGACCTTTTGCCCGCGATTATGCGCTTCGAGCGCGTCGAGCAGCGGGTGCTCCCCGCCGTTGAACGGCCCGAGATAACCCGCCTCATTGGCGGCCTCGCGCGATTCATCGATCGGACGACCGCCCTTCCGCAAGAGCTTTTGGTTGCCGACCGTGGGATTCTGGCCGCCGAAGATTCCCCTTACATCTCCGGCAAGAGGATCGTCGATGTTAAGACCACCGCGCCGGCCGAGAAATTGCAACAGATGAACCTCGCCTTGGGTGCCCTGTTGGGATTTCATCGCCTGGCGGGCGAAGTTGAGCGCCTCTTGCGGCAGCGGCGCGGCCGACGCCTTCGCCGCGCTCGTAGGAGCGGCAGGCATTGCGGCAGCCGGTATCGCGGGGCTCTTCGGTGAGCTTGGGGCTTTGGTCGCTCCTGCGAGGTCGCGCGGCGTCACGCCGCGGCGTTGCAAGTTTGCCGCCTCGGCCGGAGATACCGGCATCCACCCCGGTTCGCGGGGCGCCACAGGACGCGCTGGACGCGCTGTCGCCGCCGATGCTGCCGCAGGAGCCGACGCCGCTGCCGGAGTGCTGGGCGGGCTCCACGCGGGCGGCGTGGGCTCTTCGGCGCCAATCAGGGCTCGCGCCAAGCGTTTCTTTTCCTCGCCTTGCGTAATAAACATCCGCGCCATCTCATCGCGCAGATTTGCCAACTCCACTTCGCGCTTCGCCGCGCGGCTTTTCATCACCGCACCGACACCAGCCTCTGCGCTCGCCGCAATCGGATGACGCACCGCATGCCCAATCTGCCCCAGCGTCACCTTTTCCATACCGCCTAGTTGGGGCATCCATTCCTGCTTTGCGGTCTGCCGGCTCGCGGTCGCCGAATTGCCATAGACACGGTTCGGCGTACCGTGCATCGATTCTTCGTGCTCGATAGCGCGGATCAATTCTTCGGCCTTGTCGTCGCCGATGACGGCGCGAATCTTATCCTGATTGCCGGGCGCCAGGACTGCATCCATCAACTTATTGCCGGTGCGAACCGGACTGCGGTTGCTGCGCTCCAGACCTTCAAGGTATTTACGCAAGCCAATGTTGAGGTTTTCCATGCGCTGAGGAGACCATCCTTGCGTCAGGAACGGCACATCCTCGCGATCGATATGATTGGTCAGCAGGCGCCGGCCGAGATTTTGCGACTCCAACAATTCCGTCGGTTCCTGCCACGCCCTGCGGGCCGCCTGCCAGACGCCGGCGACATTCGGATCAGGATGATTGTCGAGGGCTCCCACCAGATCATTCTTGAGTTGGGTATAACGGCGCGCCGCCTTGGCACCGCCGGGCTCGGCGAGGCTTTGATCAATCAGTCTGTCCAAATGCTCTTTGGCATATTGAAATGCTGCGGCCGTCGGCACATGCTCGAGCTCTTGAACATTCTCAAATTCAGGCTCGCGCTCGCCGATGTTTTCAAGTACCTCGCGCGTAAATCCCTGTTGCGCCGGCAACCCTTCCTCACGCATCGCCTTGTTCGCCGCCTTGAGCGCTCCGGCGGCATCAAGCCGCGGCAGCACCGCACGGATTTCCTCAGTCGGCGTTACTCCCGTGCGCGTAAAGGTTCGCCAGAACGGCGAGGCGGTCTTGGCCCGCTCAATCTCGATCGAGCGTTGCAGTTCCGCCCGGTTCTGCGATTCTCCGAATGCCCGATCAAAAGCCGCCGCCATACGTTGCGGCGCTTCTGATGCCCGCTGTTGGAGACTCTGAATGATGGTGTTGCGCGCGTTGCCGGTATCGGCCGCGGCGATGCCCGCCATCTTGCTTTCAAGGCCGGGCGCCAACTCGCCGAAGGTATGATGGACTGACTGTTCGTCGAACCTTTGCTCCAACATATTCGGATTATCGAGACCGTTTTCCGCCAGCGCTTCGCGCGCCTTGTTGACCGCCGCAGCCGAATAATCGGCCAGCGGATCACGCGGCGCTGCCGCCGCCCCGACACTGCCGCGATAGCCGCCCACGGGCGTCTCATGGGGCGTTTCCGGCGGTAGAAGTTCAATGTCGGTGCCGGCGCGCGGAACAGCGACCGGCGCCTCCAACGGGCCGGCCGCGGCACCCGCCGGCGCCGCCATCTCCCGCGCCAGCGCCTCCATATCGACGGGTGAAGCCGACGGCGTTATTTCCCGTTCGAGCGCCCCCATATCGACGACGGGCGCATTGCGCGCGGCACTGGCCGCGCCAAGAGCTTCGCCTTGTCCTAGCGTTCGAGGCCCCAAAGGATTAGCGCTGCGAGCCGCTGCGCCAACCTCCAATCCGCCAAACCCCTGCAAAGCGCCAAAAGCCTTCCCAGGCAACGCAGCCCCTGACGCCCCCAAAAACTTCTCTGACGGGATACCCGTTACATACTCCTGCGCGGGCGCACCATAGCGGTTCCACGCCGCCGTAAGCGGCGAAGCCGCGCCCGCCAAGGTCGCCGCGGCCGAGTGATAGAGCCCTTCAGCCGCCTTGAACGGCCGCGCTGCCTGTTCCCCCCATGTTTGAGCCGGTTTGGCCGGAAAAGCCTCTTGCTCGCCTTTGGCGAGCATGTCGTTTGCGGCTTTCCAGTCGGCTTGCAGATTCTCCATGTAGGAGCCGTATTGCGGGCGGGGCGGAAGAGGCGAGCCGAACATGCTGGTGCGAGGAGGGGCTGACGGCGCTGGCGTTGCCGCTCCGTAATGGGACGCCAACGCGCCGGTAATCGTGTCCTGAGCGGTTTCGTCAGGAAAACTGAACGAAGAGCCGTCAGGACCCTGTACGTCGATTGTCATAGCAAGGCACCATTTTCATCAATTATTCGCCGGTGTTTGCACCATCTCGCTGCCTTCCCGGCGAGCCGGGTATTCACCCTCATGGCCCAGCCGCCACCGTTACCGGTTCAAGGCGATTGGTTTTCGGGTTGAATATATACTTGCCGGGAGGCGGGGGCGCCGGGGCG